GACAATACTGGACCTGATGGGCCCGTGAATGCCTGAACACAGCAGAAGCCCGTCGCCGTGAGGCTTCGGGCTTCTGGTCTGGTGGTCCCGGGCAGAATTGAACTGCCGACCTACCGCTTAGGAGGCGGTCGTGTTTGTGTATAACATCTTTAAAATCATGTATCTATATCGTCACTTTTAGATTGCGCGAACTGTGGGGGAACCGGCTTTTTTCTAAAGCCCTGGGCCAGAGCTACTTTCTCTTGCGCATCGGCCTGGCCCTTGGGGCGCATTTCAATGTATTTCATAGTGGTCGTGGGGTCGTCGTGGCCCAGCATCTGTTGGATCTGGCTCATGTCGGTCCCGATTTCCCAGTGCCCGGTCGCAAAGGACCGGCGCATAGCATGGGGGGTGAGGCCCGGGGTCTTGATGGCGATTCCTCCGGCCTTGATGGCCTTGCTGGTGAACTCTTTGGTGTGGGCGTTGCCGGTTGTGAGGATGTTCAGCAACAGGCCTTCATCTGGCTTGTCCTTCCGCTCGTGGAAGGCCTCCAGGAAGTCCCGCAGCCAGCCGGGGATATCGATGATGCGGGTATTGCGGTTCTTGGTCTTCCCAGGGATGTAGATCTGATTGCGCCAGTCGATCCACTCCCACCGTGCGGTCAGGGCTTCATCCTCGCGGATACCAAGGCCCAGCATGAGCCGGACGGCAATGGCAGGGTGGTTGTCCTTGCTCCGGGCCTTCCGGGCATCGACCCCTGCAAGGAATGCCTGCACTTGTTCCGGCCATACGACGCTCTTGCGGGTCTTCTGGACCTTCAGCTTTTCGTAGGTCCATGGGATGCGTGAAATCCAATGCTGCTTCTCCATGGCCCATCGGAAGAGCAGCTTGAGATACTTCTGGACCGTGTTCCACCCGCCCTTGGTGCGGGGTCGCTCGGTCTTCCACCCATTCCCTGTGCGCTTGCCTTCCAGGAATGCCACCCGGAGGGCATCCACCTGGGCATTCCGGATCTGGTCCAAGCGAAGACCCAAAACGGGTTCACAGTGGAGCAGTATCTGGTTTTCGACATCGCTGATGTGCCGATCGGTGACGGACCCCTTCATCGCCGCTTTCCATTCGTTCAAGGTCTTCTGGAGGGTAGGGGCCTCCCTGGGCAGGTCGAAGGCCTCCTCCGCCCATTTGTCGGTTTCCTTCTTGAGCCATGCCAGAGCCACCTTTTCTGCTCTGCACCAGGTGTTCCCTCTGCGAACCTCGCCCCGAAACTTTATGCAGAAGTGGTAGTAGCCGTCCTGACCTTTGCCGAGTCCATTACGATATTTCATAGATCAATCCTGAATTCCTCAGAGCCCCCTTGAAAAATAACCTTGGTGAACCCGGCTTCCTTCAGTTGGGGAAGAAGGGTAACTGCTCCATCTTTGGCAAAACCGTCACGGATGCTTTTGGCACGGGAGCCCTCGAAAAGGGCATAAGTCACCTTGCAGACCAGTTCGGTTTCGTTCTGTATTTTCCAGCTTGCATGTTCGGATAGGCCTTGTTTTGAAAAACTACCCGTCAATTCCTTCAGGATTTGGTCTTTGCTTGGGATTTTGCTTTTGTCTGGTGTGGGATCAAACGGCTTGCCTTTGATTTTGGAGACCATCTGCCGCATGGCCCATATGAAATTGGCGTGGACGAAACGGGTGTCAACTGAATCGATTTTGGCGCCTGAAAACCGGACCTCAAGAGAGTTAGATCCTGCAATTTCTTCGAATTCAAATGGGGGGATGTTAAAGGAAACGTATTCCTCTACAGAGGTTCCAACGACCTCTCTGGATAAGACCTTGCCAGTAAGAGTGTGAATCTGTCCGTTGCTGCATTTGACCTGAATCGATTCAAGGAAAAACCACTGACTGCTGCGGTAGTGGACTGTGAGTCGTGGGTTCGATTCCTTTTCGCGGAATACACTTACGGAAAAGGGGCTGGCCAGCTCATCGTCCTTTAGCAGGAATGGGAAGAAGTCTGATCTGGTGTAAGTGTGTCCGTCGAATTTATCTGTGTAGTCGCTGAGGTACGACTTGTAGCCAGTAACAGGCTCTGGAGGCGTACACCCAGCCAGAATGCCCAAGGCCAGTGCTGTAGCTATGAGGGCCGACCTGCTCATGTGACCTCCTAGGAAAGCTCGGCCTCGATGTAGGCCTTCATTTTTTCAGGCCGCCCCTTCATATTCTCGGCGACGGTGAAGGCCACATCGACCAGCTGATCGAATGGCAGATTTGGTGCTCGACGATGAACCTCTAGCATTACGGGTTTCAGGGTGTCCTTGTCAAAGCATGCATGAGTGTTGTAGTGGTGGGATTCCTCGGATACAAGAATTGCTTGGATTTCCTTGGGCCCTTCCCCTGTCATGAGCCACGGTGCTGCCACGCAGAAGTGTTCCGCTAAGAGGAGTGTCTGGACATTGCTGGGTGAGGTCTTCCCCTTTTCCCAGAAGCCCACTGCCGAACCGGAGACTGGAGGGACCAGGACAGCGCCAAGATCGGCCTGGGTCATCCCTTTGGATTTTCTTAAACTCTTGATTCTACTTCCGATGCCTTTTGTATCCATAGGGCCACGCAAAAAAAAATTGTGAAAATCCAAAAAATACTTGCAGGAATCGAACAGGGCTTTATTCTCTAGTTCAGAACCCACCCAGGGGACCGATGGCCCCACTGGAATTCAAGCCACACAAGGGCTAGCTCCCTTGGCGGGAACCGTATGCGCTCCCATAAGGATACGTTTGTTTGCACTCCTCACAAGAAATTCTTTTAGGAATGGGAAAATGTCTAAGGAAATCCAAAAAAAGTTGTCCTACGCGGGATTTCAGCAGGAGGTCAAAGATTGGCTGAAGTCCATTCACGCCTTCCCACTCCGCTTCAAACGCTCAGATATCTGCCGTTTGATTCATAAGGATGAGTCAACCTACTGCGTCTATCTCAAGGACGACCGGGCCACGATTCCTTCTTTGTGGGATCTCCTTCTGATCGCCAGCTTCACGAAGACTCAGGATCGCTTCTTCGAAATTCTGGGTCGGTATTCCCATGTGGATCCTGGGCCCTGTGACTGTGACAACGATCTGCAGCTCCTGGCGGATGACATCGAGGCTTTCGGCGGCCTCACCAGCGCGATCAGCCGGGACTTGGCGGATAAGAACACGCCGATGCGGATCTCTTCCGAGGAGGCGCTGGCTGACCTGCCTTTGGCGGTGGCCTCTCTGGAGGCCGCGCAAAGGACGGTGGACCGCTTGAAGCGAATCGCTGGAAAGGGGGAATGACATGGAAGCTGTTGCAGAGAAGCGCCGCCGGGGTAGGCCCCGGCAGACCGAAGTCGAGAAGGCTTTGGCCCAGGCCGAACGGGACCGGGAACTCAAGTCTCTTGATCCAATGGACCCGCGCCTGAGCACCTGGAAGCTGACTTGGCCCATGATCAAACGCCTAATTGCCGTCCATCGCGGGCGCGGCATGGATTGGACCACCTTCAAAGTGGCCGCTGCCAACAACGAATTCGATACCTACGAGGATCGGACCCGCAAGAACAAGAAGGGAGAGCCTGTGGAGGTTTTCCTTTGGCCCCAGGTCAAGGCCTACCTGGATCGGAACGTGATTCTGGTCAAACGCGCCGGATAAACAAAGAGCCCGCTGTCACGGGCCCCTTAATCACTTCTCTGTTTTGGAGAGCACATGAACCATACACCTCAATCTTTCAGCCCGTCAAGGGTGATCCCTATCGGGGAAGATCCCAAGGTCACCAAGGCTGTCATGGAAGCGCAGATCCGGGGCATGCTCCAGGTGCTGCGGGATTCCGAGTCGCTGGAGCCCCTGGTGCTGGGAGAGATCGACTGCCAGTTGAAGACGCTTTCGCGGAAGGTCTTCGTTCTGAAGGCCCAGCACACCTTCAAGGCCCGAACCTCGCTCTTCGCGGGTGGCCGGGAGGCAGGGCAGTGACGACAGCGGTGGAGATGACCCCTGAGCTGATGCAGGCCCTTTCCATCGGGGACAAGATGGCATCCATTGCGGTCAGGCTGGCTGAGCGGCTGCGTGTCCTCCGGAAGTACCAGATGCAGGAGCGTGAAAAGAAGGTCACGGTGACCACCTTCCACGTAGAGGCCCTTTTTGAGCCTGAAGACCGGGAGGCCTTGGAGGCCTGGGAGAACCTGGAATCCCAGAAGACCTGGGCCAATTTCAAACACCAGGTCACGGGCGCACAGCCTCTGTTTGAAGAGGTGGAGGGATGAGGCTCCGTGCTGTCGTGGATGCAAGCTATGTCGAGCTGCGCAATCACTTGATACCGCAGGCCGTGGAACATGCGGATCATGTGGTCAAGGGGCTCAAGCTCGGTTCCCATGATCTCTATGCCAGGGCCTGGAACCTGGCCTACTTCGCAAGGATGGATGATCTGGCGCGGGCCTGCGGTCTGGTGCGCCGATGATGGTCTGCAAGCCCGCCGGGCTTTCCTACGTGTTCCCCGAAGGTTGGCACGTCACCTGTCATGTCTTTACGGGCTGGGAGGCCTCGAAGGACTCCCGGTATCTCGTCTCCCCCACCGAAGGGGGACTCTATTCCCTGGTGATCGAAAGCGAGCGCAGGCGGGGCGTGGCTGTGCCTGCCCGCGCAAGGAGGACGGCATGATCCATCACTATCCCGAACTGGGCCCGGCACAGGTCCAGGCCCTCGGGCATGTGCGCCGCTGGCATACCCGGCGCATGAGCCGGGAGCAGAACCTGCTGGAACACGGGGCAGGGGTGGCGCTCCTGGCGCTGCATCTCGCCGGGGGCACCCTTTGCCCCACGGATGAGCGGGATCTGCTGCGCCTGGCGCTCCTGCACGATGCCCATGAGACGGAATTCGGCGATCTGCCCTATCCCTCGAAACGCCTGCTGGAGGCCAAAGGCATTCATCTCGACGCCGATGCCCGCAAGAGCTTCTGGGGCGGCCTGGACCCTTACCAGGCGGTTTCCCCCCAGGTGCTTGATTACCTGGAGGTGGCCGATGTGCTGGATGCCGCCCTGACGGCCCAGGATGCCGGTCAGGAAGGCCTTGCCGCCGCTGTCGCCGATCAGGCCGTGGCTGAAGTCAACGCCCGGTTCACGGGCCGCGTGGTGGCTCGGGTCATGGAAGCCCTGGGCATTTGGATCGGGGCCACGCTATGAGTGGGGCTGGGGTTGAAACCTTTCCCGCTTTTACGTCGCGCTTGATGACGGAAATGCGGCTGCGCCTGGATCTCCAGGAGCGGGATGCCCGCATCAAGCAGCTCCAGGCCGATGCCAAGGAAGCTCTTCACCTGGTCCGGGATACCAGCGATCACATGGCGATGTGCCGACCGGCCCATGCTGCAGATGCCAACCATAGGGCGCTGCGGGTGCTTCAGAAGATGGTCGGGGTGGTGTAGTGGCTCGCCCTGGGCTATCACAGAACCGGAAGTTCCGGCGCCTGGTCCGGGACTTGGGTTCCACCATCATCGCTCGCGGGGTCCTGGAGCTGATCTGGGATGCCTGCTATGAGTCCGGGAACGATTACCTGGGCAGCGATGATGATGTGGAACTGGCGGCCTTCTGGGATGGGGATCCGGGGAAGCTGGTCAAGGCCCTGGCTTCGGCTGGCGGGGAAGGCAAGGCCGGTTTCATTGAACCCGACCCCGATTCTCCCGGCTGGCGGGTGCATGACCTTTTCGAGAATGCTCCGGATTACGTACAGAAGCGCATGATGCGAGAAATCGCACGGAATGAACGCGGGGAAACCATTTCCACCCTGCGCCGGGAGGCCGGGAAGAAGGGCCGCCTGGCCCAGCTTGCGGGCAACCATCCGGCAAACGGTGGGCAAAAGGAGGATAGTTGCCCGGATTTGGGGACAAGTGGCGGGCAAATGTCCGACATTTGCCCAGAAAAACGGGCAAGTGTCGGACAAGCGGCGGCAAACGGCGCTACTCCCGCACCCGCACCCGCACCCGCACCCGCACCCAACACACCTAAAGAACCCTCCCTTCGGTCGGGTTCTTCGCCCGCGCCCCAGGATGTGCTGGATCTCTGGCAGCGGGTGGCGGTTCCTGCGGGGCTGATTCCAGTCCTTCAGGTTTCCAAGACTCTGCTGAAGGCCCTCGGGGGGTGCCTGGCTGTCCCCGGGTGGTTCGAGCTCTTCCAGGAGGCCCTGGTCTACGCCGCTAAGCACCCTGAGGGTGCCTGGATGCGTGGCCATGGCACCGGGAAGTGGACGGCGGATCTTGGCTACTTCCTGAAACCCGATGCGGCGGCCAAGACGGCAGCCAGGGGCCGGGCGGCGCGGGCATCGCCCACGGCATCCCGCACCTCGGCGGCTGATGAAGCCCTGAAGCAGCAGCTCTCCCGAATGCCCATCGAAACCCTTTCATCTGCGGTAGGTGCTCCATGACGGCTTTCCACGAACGAACGAAATTCCTGCTCCGTGAGGCTGGCGTATGCACCCACGAACTGGAGGCCCTGGATTACCCCGCCATCCACACCGTTCCCCCGATGGTTCCGCCCGGGTTTGGGGTCTACGAACTGGGCATGCCCCTGACTCGGGACGCCCGCATGGGGTGGGGCCTGTGGGGTGGGACTGGGAACGGCAAGACGTGGCTCATGGTGCAAGCCCTCGCCGAGGTAGTGGAACGCCGGGTGCGGGCCTGCGGCAGGCCCAGTGCGGCGCTGCCCCCCTGCGATCACTGGATGATGTGGGTGTCCTGGCCTGAGAAGGCTGATTCCCTGAAGCGCAATGTCATCGGCGGCGGCGGGGCCATCAAGACCTGGATTCAGGAGGCCAAGTGGGTGCGCTTCCTGGTGCTGGATGATCTGGGTGGGGAGCGGAGCCGGGGCGAGGATGACTACGCCCGGGGGGTGCTGTCGGAGGTGCTGGATACGCGCTACCGCAAGGGCCTGCCGGTGTGGTGGACCAGCAACCTGGATCCGGAGGGGATGGTGGATGCCTACAAGAGCCGCCTGGCGAGCCGGATCCTGGGCACCTGGCGCCCGCTGAACGTGCAGGGCGAGGATCTGCGGCTGGGGGCCCCCCTGCCGTCGCCGGTCGCCGCTCCGCCCCCGGTGGTGGATTTCCGCAAGGCTGCCGGGGGTGACGCATGAGCAGTCTGAGCCGTGGCCAGCTCCTGGCCCGCCTGAAGGCCAGCCTGACGCTGATTGGGATGGAGGATGCCGAGGCTGCGAAGATCAGCGCCAGCCAGTGCCGGGTGATTTTCAAGGAGTTCCAGGGCCAGAAGATCTATTTCCAAAAGGGCCGCAAGAGCCCGAAGCAGTTCAACAACGAGGCGGAGCGCCGGGCCATCTACCTGGAGTGGTGGACCAATCGGCCCACGGGGCCGGATCTCCAGGAGTTCCTGGCCCGCCATGACCTGACGGCCACCCGCCTGGAGCAGATCGCCGATGAAGGCAGGAAGCGGAAATGGGCAGCCTGACTCAGGTTCACCCCCTCCGCGCGGCAAACCCCGATGTGGGCTGCGGGTGGCTCTGCGAGACGGCGGGCCAGCGCACCCGGGACGAGGAACTGCTGCTGGTCGAAGTGCTGGAAGAACTCCCCCACCAGGGCCGGGCTTTCCCCCTGTCGCAGATGCCGATGGACCCCGGCCTGGTTTTCAAACGTGTGAATTGAGGAGATGGCTATGGAAGCTCATATGGAACCAGAGACAACGAAAACGGATGGCCTGCGGGTCTACGAAGTGGACGATGGCGGGGAATTGGTCTGGGCCATCACCGACGACCCCGAAAAGGCCCGCGCCATCAGCCGCGAGTACCTGCGTGGAGATGGGGAAACAGACAACGAAATCCTCGAACCCGAAGAGATTCTGGAACTGCCCATGGATGCGGTCCTGGAGATTCGAGACGACGACACCGGGGAACTCTGGCAGAGGACCTGTGCTGAGTGGATCGCGAAATCTGGCGAAGGGTTTCTTGCCACGACCTGCTGGTGAGGGGGGACGAAATGAACGAACTTTTCGACACCACTGAATTTATCCAAGAACCCAAGCATGGCGAGCTTTTCCCTGCTGGATACTTCAAAGGCAGGAAGAGGCCCACGGGGCTTGATGAGGACATCAAGGCGCTCGTCGTAGAAGACCTGCTCCCCGAGGTGTTGGCCTGGCTCCATGACGAGCCTGATGATGAGGACGAGATCCGGGATCAGCTCCTGGATGTACTCGAGGATCACCGCGACGGTTACGAGAGGGCCAAGCGCCTGGAGGATGACCATTGCTGGGATCCCGATTCCGAGCTGGTAGACATCCTAGACGGCGTGTCGTTCTACAGAGTGCTAGGGCAGGCGGTCGAGGCGTGGATCCGCGACAACGACCTCAAGCCGAAGCTGGCCATCCAGTCCCAGGTCAACGTCTGCAAGTATGGCCTCGGCAAGACCACCATCCCTGGCGTGATTGTCAACATTCGCCCTGGGGAATATGTTGTCGCCTGCCCTTCGGAGGGCCACGACGCGACGCGGCAATGCGGGTTCGTCCTCAAATGGGAAGACGTTGAGGCATTGAATGGCGAAGCCCTGGAAGGGGGGCTCCCATGAGTGACAACTGTCAGTGGGAACGCATGCGTGGCGAATCTGATGTCTACGACACCGAATGCGGCCACGCCTTCGAGATCGATAACGGATATGGCGTTCGCAAGAACGGGTTCCAGTTCTGCCCCTACTGCGGGAAGCCCATCCGGCTCCGCGAAGCCCTGGAAGGGGGGAAGCTTTGAGCGAACACGTATACTGGCCCGCCAAGTGCCAAACATGCGGGTGGACCGGCATGAGCGATGAGATCGGCGGGGGACAACCTATCGCCGACACCGGTGACTATTCCGAGCTGGTGTGCCCCAGGTGTGGCGAATGGGATCTCCAGGAAACCGATCACCTGAATCCCCGCCCCCTGGCCCCGAAGGCGACCGTGAGGCACTGGGATGGCTGCCTGATGTCCTGGGGGCTGTGGAAGCGCCGGAGTGCTATCGAATGGAGGGCTGCCCGGTCTATGGAGCGGTATTACCGCAGCATCGATAGGAAAGACCGCAAGGCTGAAGCCAAGCGCCGGGCCGCACTGATCCAGAAATACGGCGAAGCCCTGGAAGGGGGGAAGTGATGAAGCGCCAACTGACCGAGGACGAGTTCCTCAAAGACGTAGCTCTGCACCGGATCACCATCGAGCATAACCAGGGCGTGTTCCGGCATATCAAACTCGCGAGGCCCAAGAGCTGCGCAATGAGCTTCTACCTGACCACATGGCCGGGACACCTTGCCATCTCTGGCGACATGGGCACTTTCGTATTCTCCAGGCTGGCGGACATGTTTGAGTTCTTCCGAACCCAGCCTTGCAAGGACGAAAAGTTGCCCATCAACCCGAGCTACTGGGCTGAGAAATGCGAGGCTGAGGACAACCGAGGACAGGGCCTCAGGGAGTTTTGCGCGGATACCCTGTCACGGTATTGCCGCGAGGCGTTGGCCGAGCACTTCGATGACCCGGACAGCTTGGAGGCTCAGGAATGCTGGGCTGAGATCTACAAGCAGGTTTTATCCGCCGAGAGCGAACACGAGGCCCACATCGCCCTGCGTGACTTTGAACACGAAGGCTTTGAGTTCTGCGACTCGTGGGAATGGAACCTCAAGAACTACACCTGGAGGTTCACCTGGTGCTGCTACGCGATTGCCTGGGGCATCCAGCAATACGACATCGCCCGCGCCGCCCTGGCCCAGGAAGGCGGTGCTCAATGACACCGATCAACGACATCTGCGCCGCATGCAACTGCAACCTGTGGTGCGAAAAGACCTATCCAGACTGCATGGGACACCTCCCCAGCCAGGGCAATCCGCAGGCCAATGCGGCCTCCCCTGGCACCGGAGGGATGGAGGGAGGGACACCGGGGGCCGAAGCGGCTGCCCAACGCCTCCCTGGGGCGGGGGGGGAACTCCCCGCCGACGTGCTGGCTCTGGCGCTGGAGCGCTGGGGCACCCAGGCCCAGGTGCTGATGATGGTGGAGGAGGCCGCCGAGCTGGTGGTGGCCCTCCTGCACTACCGCCGGGGCCGCGCCACGGTCGAACAAGTGGCCGAAGAGATCGCCGACGTGTGGATTATGGCCCACCAGATGCGGATCGTGCTGAAGCCCTACTGGGTGGACGATGAAGCGGAGAAGTTCATCCGGTCGAGGGGAATGATCTGGGTACCAACCCCATCCTTCCTGGAATCTGCTTGCGTCAGGATCCAGGTGTCCATGCTGAGCTTCCTTTCAACCGCCAACGTTAACGTTGAGCTGATCCGAAACCTGGCCATGGTCCTGGTGGCCTGCCAGACCGTCAAAGAACGCTTCGGCGCTGAACTGGTAGACCAGGCCGTAGAACGCAAGATCCGCCGCCTGGAGGCACGTCTGGGGGTGGCCTCATGATCGAATACCTTGCCTTCTTCTGCCTGGGAACCCTCGCCTTCATGGCCGTTCTCAAAATGACCATCAAGGATGCGATCCGCGAAGCCTACGAAGAAATGGATGAGGAAGCGGCTGACGAGAAGATCGGGGGGACGGAATGAAGGAACTCCGAAGCGTTACTGCCAACTACGCCATGGTTCTTAATCCTGAAGGGGAAGCCAAGACCGCCGTCGAAGTCGTTCTGCTGGTTTCCGAGCCCCGGTATTCCATCGACGGTGCCGGGACGCTGACCAGTGCCCGGAACCTGGAAGATCTGCGGTTCACCACCAGCCCCAAAGCCCTGCGCGACATGGCCGCGTCGATGTGCAAGATGGCCGATGAAGCCGACGAAGCGGCCCGCGCCGCGCTGGCGGGGGGTGAGAGGTGCTGAACGTATCGATCCCGAAGCCCTTCATCGCTGGATGCCTCACTTTCTGGGCAATCTCCAGCCTCCAGATGGACTATCTGGGCATGGAGGGCACCATCCGCGACATCGTGAACCACTGGGTTTCATGGCATTACACCGTGCCGCTGGCCCTGGTGGCTCTGTTCACGGCCAGGAAACTCTGCCGTGAAGCCGCCCAAGGAGGTGGAGCATGAGCGAACCCGCTTACTGGCCTGCGAAGTGCTTCGATTGCGGGTGGACCGGCATGAGCGATGAACTGGGCGGATTTCAGCCCATTGCGGATACCGGCGATTACGACTCGCCATACTGCCCCAAGTGCCACGGGAGCGACATCGAGGATGCCGAACACCTGAACCCCCGACCCTTGACCCCCAAGGCCACCGTGCGCGACTGGCGCGGGTGCCTGGTGTCCTGGGGCCTGGGTAAGCGCAGGGCCGCCATTCTCATGAAGGAGGCCCGATCCATGGAGCGGTATTACCGCAGACTCGATCGTAAGGAACGCAAGGTCAGGGCTCTACGCCGCCCCAACTGCAGCGCGGCTCGATCCGAGGTGAAACATGGCTGAGAACTCGAAAATTGAGTGGTGCCACCACACCGTAAACTTCTGGTGGGGGTGCGCGAAGGTTTCCCCCGGGTGCGAGCACTGCTATGCCGAGGGCCAGGCGGGCCGCTTCTATCCCGGGATCTGGGGCCCCGAGGCTGCGCGCCATGTCCGGATCGAGGCCGCCTGCTGGGAAGCGATGCGCTATGACCGCCAGGCCGTGAAGCAAGGCCGCCGCTTCAGGGTCTTCACGAACTCCATGTCGGATTTCTTCGAGGATCGTGTCGCCCTCACGTTGGCCCGCCTTGAAGCCCTGGATGTGATGCGCCTGACTCCCCATCTGGATTGGCTGATCCTCACGAAGCGCCCGGGGAACATCCTTTCGGCCTTGCGCGATGTTCTCGTGCCCTCGTACCGACAGGAACGCTATGACCTCAATGGCTGGCTGGAAGAGTGGCTGGCGGGCAACCCCCCGGCCAATATCTGGCTCGGAACGACTGTTGAGGACCAGGAGCGGGCAGACCAGCGAATCCCGGAGCTGCTGCAGGTACCCGCCGCCGTGCGGTTCTTGTCTTGCGAACCGTTGTTGGGGGCGGTGGATCTGCGTCACCTCGTGCTGAAGCCCACGGACCACCCCGAATTGGGCAAACCCGATGTTTCAGTGGACGCCATGAATGGCTGGTATGGAGGCGCGGATGAGGGCCGTTCCTGTATCGACTGGGTAATCTGCGGCGGTGAGTCCGGCCCCAAGGCTCGCCCCATGCACCCGGATTGGGCACGAGGCCTGCGGGACCAGTGCGCGGAAGCGGGGGTGCCGTTCCTGCTGAAGCAGCTCGGAGAGTGGGGCCCCAGTGCCGAGGACCTGGCCACCGGAGAGCCCAGATACCGCGTGTTCCGTGATGCGGACCACTGGTGGAACAAAGGCCAGAGTTGGATGAGCCTGGGCGACATCCTTCTGGATGCCGAGGGGATGCACTGCCATTCATCTGGCCATATCCAGAAAGGTGTCCCGCCGTTCACCGCGCTTCGCCAAGTCGGCAAGAAGGCTGCCGGGCGCCTGCTGGATGGGCGGCTGCATGACGAATATCCCCGGTCGGGAGAGTGACCATGCCCAACCCAATCCAGATTGCCGCCAAGCTCTACGACAACCGGGACACCCTGAAGGAATTCTACGGGCCGTCCTTCCCCACGATCATCAAGCCCTTTCAGGACCACCTTCAGAACTTCGCAACCTGGCACCAGGTCGGCGTCCTCGATGCGGCCCTGGCCTTGGCCAAAGACCTGGAGAAAGGCGGGCACGGTCGGTCTGTCCCAGTCCTGCTCGCCGCCGCTGTCGAACTTGTTGAGCCATCAGGCAAATAGTCCTCGCGGAGGTTTCTTGAACGATTTTGAAATCATCACGGGCGATGCCCTTGCCGTTCTCCGGACAATGCCGGAGGCCTCCGTGGATTCCGTGCCAGGCCCGGCCCTCTTCAACCGTGATCAGGCGACGGCCTGAGTGCCGTTGTCTGAAAGGAAACGAAATGCAAGGGAACAACGAAGCACATGCAATCACAGCAGTAGAGCAAGACATCCTGAATCGTTTACCTGAACCGAAGCATTTCCCACCGATGCCAGCGGTTAAGCCGAACAAGTGTGCCTGGACCAAGGACGAAGATGGCATCTACACTGCGGCCTGCCATCGGGCTTTGAAAGAGGTAAATTCATTCATTTTCACCTCAGGCGGCCCGGTGGAAAACCGCTTCACCTTCTGCCCCTACTGCGGGCGGCCCATTAAAACTAGAGCGGCCTAACGCGAGGAGTTGAGCCGCGCCGCAGGCGTCGGCTCGAACGAACAGTTAGACCGCGAACAACGGAATAATAAAAGGAGAAAAAATGAGTATCGCCTTTTCACATAACGATGAGGAATACCGGGATGAAGGAGACGAGACCCGAGAAGGAGCAGTTCTCCGCTGCATAGATGAGGACAACCTGGAAGTCGGTTCTCACGTTTGGACTGCGATTCCCAAGCCCACCGACCCGAAACGATTTCTTCCAGGCGTAGAACGCCTCTTGGAGGGGATCAGCGAACGAGCCTACGATGAGTGCGGCGAATGCGCTGAGAGCTGGCTCGAGAACCTGCCAAAGGAGAAGCTCCAGGACCTCGAAGAAACGCTTCACGGCGCAATACTGGCATGGATGGAGCGCAACAACGAACTGCCGTACTTCTGGAACGTGGAGCAGGTTCAGAAGCACGAGGTCACCCCGGAACTTATTGCGCAAGCTACTGGCGAGCCCGTGGAGCTGGTCCGCTATCGAGCGGTCTAACTGGTTTTTAGGCGTACTCCCTTTGAAGGCAAACGCGAACCGCTGATGCTGCAAGTCCTGAAATACCAGCATCGGCGGTACGCCTAAACGGGTAATGGACGGCGGATAGCAAGCCGGTTGGCTCAGAAAGGAAACTCCATGCAAGAGACCATGAATTTTGGAATAGGCCGCATCTAGTCAAACAACCCTGGCGGCACCGGCCCCTCTACTTGGAGGGGCCTTTCCTTTTTGGCTTTCGGGCGAATCACCAACAAGTCTTCCTCGGGATAGACCAGCGCTTCCCAGTGCCGGGCGTGGCACCACCCGAGTAGCAGGGCCTCTGGGTCTGTCCAGCCTCGGTTATTCCAATCTTCGCGGGTTCGCATCCCTGGGTTCTCCAGCGCGGATGAGGCCGCCCCGAGCGCGGCGCGCAGACTCCCGCGCCAGGCCCGCCAAGGTAAGGTGGCTCTCCATTCCGCGTTGATCCGCTCCCAGGGGTTGGCTGGTAGGCCTCGGTGATGTCGGCGGGTGAAGCGGTAGCTCTCCATATCTCAATATACGAACAAAAGACGAAACAGGCAATGGAATGGCGGATCACCCCTCGCCTTCAAGTTCGCCCAGTTGCAGGAGAGGGATAACTTCCCCTGCAACTGGGTAAGCAAGCGGCCTAAAGAAGATCAAATAGGGTTTGGCCTTCCTCTTCTCTGATGAGGTTGAAACATTGGTTCACGCCTCCAGATAGAACGCACTCTCCGTCCTTCTGGCGAATTTCAACCTGTGTGCAGGATGAAAGGTCTCCTTTGTGCGCTCCAGCCCATATCAATTGGGTTGGGTGATTCCCCACGGACATTCTCCCATCTATGCTCATTTGGATTGTTGGCCCATCGTCTTGAATTTTGATGGTTTGGTCATGACAGGTGATGCACCAGTTCTGGCCTTTCCCCCAAGATTCGTTTTTTAGGATTACGGTTGCATTATTTAACAGCATTGGTGTCTCCATAGAAAATGGCAGTATTTGTTAGATTTTTGTACACCCTTTAGGATCCTCGATTTAAATGTAATGCCGGTCTGTAACGATGTCAAGTGCGTAAATGCTGGTATGATAAAGTTTGCACAGTGTAAAGTTTTAATGGCTTAACTATTTGATGATGCTGGTGATTAAGGGTTTGGTGAGCTGAGCCTCCGGTTGCCTGGAAGTCTGCTCAACTTCCCCAAACCCTTTGGGCAAAAGCCCACCTGACCTGGGAACCACACTGATTCCACGCGCTTTCATGGGGTGGAATCATGGTTCCCACGTTGTTCAAGATCGGTCATATCTGGCATTACCGCTTTCAGGTGGGGGGGCATCGGGTGCAGCGCTCCACACGGGAGCGGGATGCGAAGCGGGCGCAGCGGGTGGCGGAGCAGGCCGCCCGGGATGCTCGGACCCGATGGGCCGGGGAGCTGCCGACGCCGACACTTGCAGGGGCGCTGGATGACTGGCTGAGGTTGCAGCGCAATCGGAAGAGCCCGGCCTACATCCGGAGCATGGAGATCTTTCGGGAGCGCCATCTTTACCAGCTGCGCCGCCTGCGGGTGGACCGGCTGACCACGGACAAGGTGGAGGAAGCCCTGGCGGAGCATCTGAAGACGCACTGCCGGGCATCTGGGAATCACTGGCTGAGGAACCTGAAGGCGGTTTGCAAGTGGTGCATTGACCGGCGGGCCCTGGGGGAGATGCCCTGGAAGATCAAGATGGAGCGCACCCAACAGAAGCCCAAGGCCACGGTGCCGCCCATGAAGCTCCAGCGATGGCTGGAGGCACTGGACCAGGTGACGCCGGATCCGCAGATCCGCATGGCCTGCCGCCTGATGGTGTTCCTGGGCCTGCGGGAAATGGAAGCGCTGGGGGCCCGCTGGGAATGGCTGGATCTGGAGCGGGGCACGTACACGCCTTGCCTCACGAAGGGCAAGGAGGCCTGGCCCATCCCCATCCTGCTGGTGCGGGAGGTGCTGGAGCCCATCGCCAAGACTCAGGGCTGGATGTTCCCGGCCCGGGATGGGCGCCCCCATGCCCATGGGTTTACCTGGAAGGCCATGCAGGCCGCCAATGCGCTGGCAGGGGTCCCTGGAATCACCCCGCACCGCCTGCGGGGCACCTTTGCCACGCTCCTGGCCCAGAAGGGCCTGAACATCAAGGAAATCCAGCGGGCCTGCCGCCACAAGGACCCCAGAACCACCTGGCTCTATCTCGGCGAGAACCTGAGCATCATCGAAGGCGGCCTGGGGCAAATTGGCCAGGATCTGAAGGGGGTATAGGACCCTGGAACTATCCGTGGGTGTAACCCCTCACTTGTGTGTGCGCAAGCATGGATGCAGCTTGGTCGGCCAAGATCGGGTGTGCAGGAACCACCGCGCCTTCCCCAGTAAACCAAGACGGTTCCGCCGAGCCGTCCATGCGGATTGAATTGATGCTTGGAAGATAGGGTCATTTCCTAAGGCTTTGAATGCCTCTGATGTCGCCCGGAATGTTGCGGCTGCCGCTTCCATTGAAGTGCTAAAGCTGTTTATCGCCTGTTGGGCAGACTTGAACGCTTCTTCCAGGTCTTCATATCTATTTGTACGGGCCCACTCCGTCGGTGTTTGAGGGAGAGATAGGGGCTCTGCGCTTTCGCTCGTCATAGGAACTCCATTTCCTGGTGCTGCGTTGAAACCCTGGCGCAAAAGTGGCGAGATCTCCCGCCGTCATCGGCGCTAATACTCATTTCTTCGATTATCTATGATCATCGTGGCGATGGTGGGCCGAATGGCCACCCGAGGCACACCGGGGGGGCCAAGAATTCGTGTCACCTAGTCGAGGCCGATCTTGTGTCTGGCCCAATCAGAGCGCGTCTCTGCATCATCTTCGCGCCCATTCTTGAATCGCCATTCCTCGTAATACTCGGGAATCATGCTCACGATCCTCACAGCTCGCATCCTCTCCTCGTTATCGCTCATCGCTACTCGTCGCAATCTGGCGAGGGCTGCGGCCTCCAGGCGGAACTGATAGGGGGACCCGGGGCCATGGTAACGGGCCCAATCTTCGGCGGTTTCATACCGGATGAATGGGGTGTCGCTGGTGCTGCCAATGAGCACAGCGCGCCCCGCTGATACGATGGCCTCGACTTCGCAATCTAAGCCCAGCACAAAGGCCGCCACATCCTCCGGTACACCCCTGGAGCCATCCTCCCAGCGTCGCACGGTGCGTTCATGGTTGGTTTTCAGCAGGCCACTAGCCTGTAAGAGATCCGCCAGCGCCTGGGCGGAAAGGTTCAGGGATTCCCTGATGGTTTTAAGTTCTCCGCCGGTCATGGTGTCCTCTGCAAAATGCCCCGGGCATTGCCCGGGGTGGTGGTGGGTGATGGGTGGTGGCTTCAGGCTGTCATGAAAAGCATGTTGGCGGCGATCTGTCGGGCCGTCGCTTCGGTGGCTGGCGTGGCCTTCGCCCACCAGCACCCGCCGCGTTGTGACCACCTGAAGCCCTCAGCCTTGAGCAGTTCCCGGACTTCAGCCAGGGGAGGCTCAGGGAAACGGATTTCAATCCCGCCTTTGGCTTCGTTAGGGCTCCAGATGCAGGACTGGGGCAGGGCTGCGGGCTCTGCCTGGGGTTCGGGGGCAGGGGCTGGCACCAGGTCTGCGCCGTCTCGCCCGTGGAGGTATTCCCGCACGCCGCGCTGAAAATCGCCGTACCCTGCGCCCTTGGGAAGCTCCACGTACCACAAACGGCCCTGCTTCCAATCTTCCATGGTGAAGGCCTCGCCTGTATGGCCGTAGCGGGTGGCAAGGGTCGCCATGGCGTGGAGAATGGCGGATTCGGTGAATTCCCGAGTCGTTGAGGTGTATTTGGCAGATCCGAAGAGTTCACACCACACGCGGGCGGTGCCGCTTTTGTAGTTGTAAGAGTCGTCCATTCCGTCGAATCGGCCCGCCTCGTACTTGTCCAGGATGTCGTTTACAGCGGCTTCTTTGGGGCCGTTGGTCCACTCAACATGGACAGAATTTCCACCGGAATACCGGCTGCTCCGCACGCTGAACTTGACGCCTGGGAATGTCCGCTTGAGTTCGGTTCGGATGTTCTGGGCTGCCAGGACTGGCCCTGCATACTCGCCATCCTTCACACGCTGAAGCCATGCATACTCAGAGGCTAGGCGATCCCTCAGATTGGCTTCGTCGCGGGCGGCCTGCTGAGCCTTGAATTCGTCGTCGATCTGCTTTTGCAATACCGCCGCAAGGGCTTCATGAATCTGCTCATCCGTGGCGACTTCGGGGAAGATCTGCCATTGGCATCCGCGCACGATGGCTTCAGGAACGCGGGACAGGGTGCCGTTCTCGAATGCGATTTCAAGATAGGCATTTCCACCGGCTACGACGGCGCCGCCGTGGAGGGAGCGGATGTTGGAGGGCTGTTGCTCCCCGATGATGGCGGCCACGATACCGCGCTTGCCACCATACAGGCCGCAGAAAACCCGCTGTCCGCGTGTGATTGGGGAAGTTTCATTCTTGCTCATGATTGCCTCCGTGAGGTATCCCCGACCGTGCCAGGGATGTTTGTATGGTCCTAATTTAGGACCAAAATTCAGGGCGTCAATAGAAGTTTTCAGAATTCTTTTTGACATATGGAACATGCAATGGTTTCAGATAGTTCGGTTCTATTCGCCCACCACATCCCGCCCCGCCGATGAGACCAGGCAAAGCCATGACTGATCAGGGCCACTAGGTCAGCCTCAGTTAGGCCGGCATGGGAGACCTTGACCACGGCGGCGGCGCGCTTGGCGTTCCAACGTGGGCCCGCTGTGTGCAGCTCCTGGGCATACTCGCTGGCGAGGCGTTCTGTATCGCGCTCCCATGCCTCCAGGGCGGCGGATTCCATGCGGGCCTGGGTTTCCCTGGCCTCGTCCCAACTCCAGAGGCCTGAAACGGTCACAGCCTGGCGCAAGACTCGCTTGGCCCGGTGGGCCTGATCGCTGCGCCGTGCAGGGCCGCGCCCCATGCCGCGCTGTTTGCGCCATTCATCGGTGCCAAACTCAACGGGCATGCTTGCCCTGTATCGCTGGTTATCGCCTGCGCCCTGTATGGCCTGGATCATGTGCCCCCCTGAGGTCGCCCCGGCCTGGCCAGGACACCCCAAGGCTAGGCAGCAAGCAACACAGGTGCAAGAGCTTTTTTTTCTCTCTCACGCGTGCCTGTGTGCGTGTGCGTCCGTCCCCGCGCCTGTCCCCGCGCCCGCGTGAGGGGGGCTCCAGGGCGGCCCCCCCGGCCCGGGTCCTCCCCCGGGGGGTGGCCCGACAGGGTATCGCGCTAGACCCCTTGGTTTGCCTAGCGACAGGCTTTGGAACCCCCATTTCCGGTTTGGTCTTGGGGATGGTCGTCGGAATGGGGGTTGATGATGTAGCGATTATGTGTTGTTGGGGAATGGGTTAGGCCTTCATTTATAGTGCTGGATTTGATTTCCCCAAAGTGTTTGGGGAAAAACTCCTGGGGTCGAGGGCTGACGCTGGGGACTGGAGGCGAGGAATGCCAAGTCCCAGCAAAGAGAAGACCCAAAAAGCCATGGCCGGAAAGCAGACCGGAAACGAAGCGGAAATTTCGGGAGGAAACCATGCCTCTCACCGTTGAAGAGATCGCCAAAGCCACCCGCAGCCCCCTGGCAGCAGTGAAGCAGATCTGGCCCCTCGTTTTGGCAGCGCTTGACGAGTTCAAGATCAACACCGACCTGGTGCAAGTCGCCGCCGCCGCCACCATCGCCATCGAGACCGCCCGGACCTTCCAGTCCATCCATGAACGGGGTGGAGATGCCTACCTGAACCGCATGTATGACACCGGAGCCGCCGCAATCCGGCTGGGGAACACCCCCGAGGCCGATGGAGACGGCGCCCGGATGGCCGGAGACGGCCTGATCCAGATCACCGGCCTCTCAAATCGCCTCTACTTTGGGCAGCTCCTGGGCGTCGATCTCGTGAACAAGCCCGAGAACGCCCGCGAACCCACCATTGCCGCCCGCATTCTGGCCGCCTATTTCGCCAAGCGTGGCGTGGCCACCGCTGCCAACGCCAAGAATTGGATCAAGACCCGGATCCGCGTCAACGGCATCAACCGAGCCACCGGCCTTCCCAACGGATGGCAGGAATACGACCAGTGCGTGGGCGCTCTGCTCGCCGTCATCGGTGAGTGACCGATGCCCACCCCCAGCCCAGCCGACCCCTACGCCGAGGACTACTACCACAACAACCCCTACGGACTCCCCGAACCCCCCAGCCCACGGAGACCTGAATGCCCGCAACCCCATTGAATCCATCCGCCCTCAACAACATTGGCCCCCGGATGAACATCCTGGACCTGACCAACGGCAACGGACCAGTTACCGCCATCGGCAAAGGCCCGTGGCTTGCCAATCCCTTCAACCTCGCCTCGGTCCACCTCTTGCTGACCGGCCCCGCAGGCTCATGCAACGCCGCAGTCATCATCGAGGGTACCAACCGTCCGGATATCGGTGATGGCGGGCCAGTTCCCCTCTTCACCTCCGATCCCAACGCCGCTCGCCCCGGAACCCTCACCGATGACGGGACCGGCGACGCCGGGTCTCTGATGGGCATCTCCGCGTACGTCCGCTACAACTGCACCGCCATAAGCGGATCTGGCGCCGCCGTCTATCCCACCCTCTTCGGAGAGCCCCGATGAAGCGCCTCCTCGCCCTCCTCCTGGTCCTCTGCATCCCACTGCTGTCCCAGGTCAACCCCGGCGTCGGAAATCCAGCCGCCGTTAGCGCTACCTATAAGCCCACCGGGGCCACCACCGCCGTACGCTACGACGCGGCCCTGGCCGATCTAGGGGTCAAACCTGAATCGTACGGTGCCAGGGGCAACACGACCACCGACGATTACGCCGCCCTGGGCCGCGCAATCGCAGGGGCCACCGATCGCCCCATCACCCTCACGCGGCCCTATCGCGTGGCGAGCAACCTGACCTTCCCGGCCACCTGTAGCGTGACCTTCGCGCGGGGCGGTTCGCTGGTGATCGACTCCGGGGTAACCGTCACCTTCAACGGCAACGTCAATGCGGGCCTGCATCGGATCTTCAACGGCTCTGGCACGGTGGCATTCGGCCCGTCTTCTGTCGCGGAAGTGTACCCCCAGTGGTGGGGTGCCCTGGCAGACACCAGCGCCGCCAACAGCTACCACGGCACGGACTGCACCGCCGCCATTCAGTCAGCCCTCGATACGCTTAAACCGGTGCGCTTTACGGATGGAGGCTACTACGTCAGCGCCTCTCTAAAGCTGCCAGACCAGACCAGCCACCCCTATAAATCCAGCGCCCTGATCGGCGTGAATAGCAACAAAAACGGCATGTCTGAGCGCGGCAACTGCTTCATTGAAGCCGCAACGGACCCACTCTTTGAGCCGAAAACGACCTTTGTAACGACCTGCCCGACGACTCGGGTTCATATCCGAAACCTCTGTTTCCAAAGCCATAACCTCGGCACCACGATGTTCAAAAACATCGCGTATTCGGGCGGGATCTTTGAAGACAACCTCGTGGTGGGCTTCGGACAGGTCTTTTCGACCACCAGTGCTGTAGCCGTCATCCGAAACAACAAATTCATCGGGCAGAGGGATAGCGTTCTGAAGCCCCAATCCAACAACTATTCGGCTGATACATGGTGGGTCAATAACTACTTCAATGGAGATCCAGCCCAAGCCAGTGTTGTCCTGGTCAACCTCCTAGGTTCGGCATCCTGCCACTTCATAGGAAATTATTGGGATTACGCCGCCACGGGGATTTGGGTCAACCAGTGCTACGGCACGGCAGGCAAAAACGAAATCAGCGGCAACACCTTCGACATCTTGGGCGAGGCCATCAAGCTCTCCAACGTGTCCGAACTGAACATCAGTTCCAACACCTTCAGGCGGTCTCAATACTCCGGCAAGGCCACCTACCTCCCCAATTGCAGCATTGCAACGCCCTGGTCGGCAATCAAGTTCACGGATAACGTCCACACGACAACCATTGTTGGCAACACCTATTCCGACTGCGACAAATTCATGTATTTCGCGTCAGGCGGGAGTGGCTATTACAACCTGTTCGAGGATGGCAACAGTGGTCTTGGCTGTGTGGCGGTGGACAGCACGTACCTCAATCCAGGACTATCAAGCTACCCCTTGGGCGGGACCTCTATCCGCCTCGGCAGCCGGGACGCCTGGGTATTCCCATCCGCTGGGGCCATACGGGACATCCAGACCGATTTCCTGGGCGGAGCCGTATCGGATCTCCCCTGGCAAACCACCCTGGTTTCCAGTGGCACCGTCTCGAATGGGACCAGCGTTGCTGGCCATGAGGGCATCGCCCGCATCACCAGCGCGGCCTCCGGATCGTCCGGCGCGGCCTACCTGACTGCTGCAACCCAGGTTGTCTCAGGGGGAGAATCCAGCGGCATCGTGTTTCAGGCCGTCAGCACTACCAACTTGCTCATGCGATTTGGTTGGGCAAATGCTCTGAGTGGCACCATCACGGACGGCATCTATGCCGAAATCAGCGGCACCACGCTCTCTGGGAAATCAGCGACCACCTCTGTGGCGGGCGCAACAGGAAGCACCTACACCCTGGCCGCTGGCACCTGGTATCACCTGGTCGTACGCAAAAACACCAGCACGGCCTACGGTCAATATGCCCTTTACGACATGGCCGGGAACCTGCTTTGGACGGACCTCATCTCCGGGACCACCATCATCTCCACCGTGCCCATGCAGCATGGCGTCTATGCCGCCAACACCTCCCCCAGCGCGGCGACGGCGATGGTCGATGTGGATTGGATGGGCCTCTCCCTGAACCACACCCCGGCACGGGGGCGGTGATGGATCTCGCCACACTTCCCCTCGTCACCCGCCTCCTGCGCCAGGACTGCCCCGAATCCACCAAGCGGGCCCTGGCCCTCATGTCAGGAGCAACCCTCTGCTTCTGCCTGGTGATCCTCACCCTGGCCATCTGGTATCAGGCCGTGATGGATGGCGCCGTGAACGGAACCCTCTACATGGCCCATCTCTCCACCTCGGCCACCGTCGGCGTACTGGCGGGCGTGGCCTACCGGAAAAAGGAAGAGAGCAATGCGCAAACCACGCCCCCGGGAGCCCCGGACCAAGGGGAGCAGCCATGATGACCCGCGTTTGGCTGATGATTGTCGCCATTGCCCTTGTCAGCGGTACTGCGGCGGGGATAAGTCTCGGTTACCACTTGGGCAAGCCGGTGACCGGCAAAGCCGAGCCCCCCGCCGCAGCAATCCGCCAGCAGGACCAGAGCTACATCCCCCCGCGCATCCCCAATCCTGCCGCCAAACCCCGGCAGATCATCCCCCAGGGAGCCGTGGTGGAGCGCATCTCCCAGGTGCAGCTCCAGCCATTCGACGCGGATCCGCTCCCAACGCCTGGCGAACCCCCGCAGGACAAGGCAAGCCCAGCGGATGGAAAGACCAAACCCCTGACCCTGGACCTGACCCAAGTTCTCATGCCGGATCAGACCCGGAGGATGATCTTCAGCAGCCCTGATGGCCTAGTGAGCGGCGGCTTCGAAACCCCCGTCACCCCCATCCAGGTACCCAGGGAACGCCACTGGGCCATAGGCCTCACCGGAAGCCCCATCCAGCGAACCCTGGGCGTCTGGGTGGACTACACCACCGGCCCCTGGGTGACCGGCGGGGAAGCTCTTCGTGTTCTTGAGTCCCCCCTGGGCTGCGACCGCGCCCAGACCCTCATCAACGCCCGCGTGGGCATTCAATTTTAGGGGTTCCCATGAACGTCGCCAACTGGCTGACCATCATCGTCCTTGTGGCCGGGGCAGTGGGTGTGATCCTGCGCTCCCAGTCCAACCTCATCACCCGCCTGCTGGCAAATGAGTGGAACACCATGAAGGAACGCCAAGATTGGCTCGAAGAACGCCAGGACGACGCAGAGAAAGACCAGCATGAGATCGATACCAGGCTCTCCATGGTTGAAAAGGCCTGCTCCATCCGGCACGGGATCACCCCATGATCCGCTACTCCTACAACCCCGATGCCATCGTGGCCACCTTCGATGACGCCGCCGTGCGCCAGGTTCCCTTTGGCATGGCGAGGGCCCTGAACTGGATGGCCAACGAGGCCCAGGCCGCGCAACGATCGGGGATGATGGATCGCTTCAACATCCGGCGCGCCGATTGGAATATGCGGGCCATCAAGATCGACAAGGCCGACCGCGCCACCAAGACCTCCTGGCGCGTGATCATGCAAGTAGACCCCCGGGCTTTCCACCTCGACAAGTTCGAGGAAGAAGGCATCCACGAACCCTTCAACGGTCGGCACTACCTTTGGGTTCCCAACGAGGCCGTATTCAAGAACCGCATCATCCGCGCAGATGACCTCCTCTACCCCAAGAAACTCCAGTTGGGGCACGTCCAGGGCCCCAAAACGAAGGGAAGCAAGAGTGAAGGCTATGCCATCCGTGGCCTTCAGCGCACCTTCATGATCAAGACCGCCAACGGCCCCATCGTCCTTCAGCGCACCGGTAGCGCCTCCAGCCGCCCCCTCCTCTCCGAATCCACCAAGCGCCTCAACAAGCTGAGCCTCGACAACTACGGCAGCAGTGCCCGCTACCGCATCCGGCGCTGGAAAAAGAACACCGAAGACACCACCCGCAAGCTCTACCAGCTCAAGGAGCGCGTCACCGTGCCCCTCAAGCTGGAGTTCTTCCCCACCATTCAGAACACCGTCCAGGCCCGGGGAGAAATCCTCTTCCGCAAGTCCATGGATATGGCCCTTTCCAGTGCGAGGCGACGATGACCCGCTTCGCCTCCCAGGAAGTCACCCAGCAGGAGCTTGCCGAAATCATCGGCATCACCGACCGGCAGCTCCGCAACCTCAAGACCACCGTGCCCGCCAAGGGCAAACGCGGCACCACCCTCGTCTACGACCTGGTGCCCTCCGTCCAGGCCTTCATCGCCTACGTCCAGAACACCGTCGAGACCCGCATCACCGACAAGGACATCCAGGCCTACAAGGGCCGGGGAGAGATTGCCCGCGCCAAAAGGGATGAGCACCTCGAACGCATCGCCAAAGTCGAGGCCGACAAGGCCGAAGGGACCGTGGCCGAAATCGCCCTGGTGGCCAAGTTCGTGGGCGAGAACAACGAGCGCATCCGCGCCAAGTTCCTGGCGCTCCCCTCCAGCGTCAGCCCCAGCGTGACCGGCCTCAAGAGCGTGGCCAAGGTCGAAGCCATCCTCACCCGGGCCGTGGATGAAGCTCTGTCCAACCTGGCGGAGTGGGAAGGCGGGATCGATCCATGTCCCACCCTGGAGGGGTAGGCAACCCGCTCAGCTATCGCTCCCTCGCGGCGGCCATCATCGCCGCCGCATCCATCTTGGCGCCCCCGCCCAACCTGACCATCAGCCGGTGGGCCGACAGCAAGCGCATCCTCAGCCCCGAGGCCAGCGCCTCCAAGGGCCGATGGAACACCGACACCGCGCCTTTCCAGCGCGAAATCATGGATGCCATCTGCGATCCCGAGATCCAGGATGTCGTCTGGCAAAAATCGGCGCAGGTGGGCGCCACCGAGATCCTGCTGAACATCCTGGGCTACTACATCGACCAGGACCCCAGCCCCATCCTCCTGCTCGAACCCACCCTGGAGATGGCCGAGGCCTTCAGCAAAGACCGCCTCAGCCCCATGCTGCGGGACAGCCCCTGCTTTGCCGGAAAGATCTCCAGCCCCCGTTCCCGCGACGGCGGAAACACTTTATTGCACAAGGCCTTCCCCGGCGGTCAAATCACCCTGGCGGGTGCCAACAGCCCCTCCAGCCTCGCCATGCGCCCCATCCGCATCGTCCTATGCGACGAAGTGGACCGCTACCCCGCCAGCGCCGGGGCCGAGGGCTCCCCGGTGCGCCTGGCCTTCAAGCGCACCAACAACTTCTGGAACCGAAAGCGCGTCCAGGTCGGCACCCCCACCCTCAAGGGTGCCAGCGCCATCGAAAAGGCCTTCCAGCAGTCCGATCAGCGCTTCCGCTACCTGCCGTGCCCCCACTGCGGCGAGTTCCAGGTGCTCAAGTGGGGAAGGGTGGTCTGGGCCAAGGCCGAGGACGGCACACCCCAGCCCGATACCGCGGTGTACGCCTGCGAGCACTGCGCCGCCCCCATCGACCTCGATGCCGAACTCAACGACATGGACCGCAAGGGCAAGTGGATCGCCCACAACCCCCGTTCCAAGGTCGTGGGCTTCCACATCAACGAACTCTACAGCCCCTGGAAAAAGCTCCACGAGACCGTGGAAGACTTCCTCGCCGCCAAGTTCGAAGGCCCCGAATCCTTCAAGACCTGGATCAACACCGCCCTGGGCGAGACCTGGGATCCCCAGGACCACGTAGAGTTGAACGCGGAAGGGATGCTGGCCAGGCGTGAAGCCTACCCCGCCCAGGTCCCTTGGGGCGTCGGCTGCATGACGGCAGGCATCGATACCCAGGATGATCGGCTGGAACTGATCGTGAAGGGCTGGGGCAGGGCCAACGAATCCTGGCTCATCCACCGGGAGGTGATCTGGGGTAGTCCCGCCATGCCCGAAACCTGGGAGAAGCTGGATCGCCTGCTCCTGGAAGGCTACCGCCACGCCTCCGGGCGCCTCCTTTTCATCGAAGCCGCCGCCGTAGATATTGGCGGATCACACACTCAACACGCCCGCGACTTCGCCAAGCCCCGCATCCCCCGGCGCGTCTTCCCCATCCGGGGCAGCAACCAGCCCGCCGCCCCACTCATCAAGAAATCCGGAAACAAGCGGATCAAGGAATGGCACATCGGAACCATTGCGGCCAAAGATACCATCCTGCTCACCCGCCTGAAGATCGACCAGGTGGGCCCAGGCTACATGCACTTTCCCGTCGCAGATTGGTGCGATCTGGACTACTTCAAGCAGCTCGCCACCTCCGAGCACATCACCAAAGATCGCAAAGGCCGCAACCGGCGATGGGAAAAGGTCACACACGACACTCGCAATGAGGCATTGGACTGCGAAGTATACGCCTGGGCCATCTTCACCCTGCTCAACATCAAAGCCACCGAAATGGAAGACCGCCTCGCCCGCCTCGAAGCACCCTTTGAACCTCCCCCGCAAGATGCGGCCGTAAATTCTGAAAATTCCCCTAAACCCGCACCACCACGCAAACGGCGCGTCCTTTCCAAGGGACTTTTTACCTAAGGGTTTAATTTTCCCAAAGTGTTTGGGGAAAAAGTCGGGGGTATCAGGCCGCAGCTTGAATGCATGGACGGCATCACGCTCGACATCGCCAAAGCAAAACTCCAGGAATGGCTGGCAGCGGATAGCGCTGTCGCCAAAAACCAGGAAGTCTGGGTCGAAGGCCGCCGCATCACCCGGGCTCAGGCCCGGGACATCCGGCGCAACATCGAATTCTGGCAGGGCTGGGTCATGCGCCTACAGCCCCGCCGCCGACGCGTCTCCTACGTGGTCGGGGGTTGACGATGAGCCGCCGCGTCAGCACCAACCGACCTGCCAGCATGCTGGTGGACCCCTATGGGCGTCCCATGGCCAGCTCCGGTGCGTGGAAGGGGGCCCGCAGCGACCGCCGCCAGACCAAAGGCTGGGTCATGGGGGTGGCCGGTAGCGCCGACGAAGACACCCTGCACGATCTTCCCCGCCTTCGCGCCCGCTCCCGGCAGCTCCTCCGCGACAACCCCCTTGCCGCCGGGGCCATCAACACCGCCTGCAAGAATGTGGTGGGCTCCGGTCTGAATCTTCGTGCCGAAGTTGACCGCGAATTCCTGGGCTGGGATGAAGAGACCGCCATCGCCTGGCAGAACCAGGCCGAACGCTACTTCAACATGTGGGCCCGCACCAAGGCCTCCGACCTCAGCCTGGGCCAGGATTTCTGGGAGCAGCAGGATCTGGCCTTCCGCACCACCCTGGAAAGCGGCGATGCCCTGGCCCTCTTCTGCTACCGGAAGCACCCCAGCAGCCCCTTCGGCCTGGCGGTGCAGTTGGTCGAAGGCGACCGCATCAGCAACCCCAGCGGCCAACCAGACAGCAGCACCCTGGTTTCCGGCGTGGTGCTCGACAGCAACAGTGCCCCCCAGGCCTACCAGGTGGCCGATCAGCACCCCGGTGCCCGCCTGCTCAGTTCCCGCACCTGGACCCCTCGCAAAGCCTTCAGCCCCACCGGGCGGCGAATCGCCCAGCACCTCTTCGTGCGCCTGCGCCCCGACCAGCACCGGGGTGTGCCCTACCTCAGCCCTGTCATCGAGGCCCTGAAGGAATTGGGGGAATACACGGATGGCGAACTCCGCGCTGCCGTGGTTTCCGGACTCTACACGGCCTTCGTAGAAACCCCCGCTGGCATAGACCCTGCCACGGGGGAACCGATCGTTAATTCCGGCGGCGACGATGACCGCGAGTTTGAACTGGGATACGGAGCCGTGATCCACGGCGAACCCGGCGAGAAGATCAGCACCACCACCCCAGGCCGCCCCAACGTCGCCTTCGATCCCTTCGTTCTCGCCCTCCTGCGCCAGGTGGGCGTGGCCCTGGAAATCCCCTACGAGATCCTGATCCAGCATTTCACCGCCAGCTACAGCGCCGCCCGCGCCGCCATCCTGGAACTGGCCAAGTTCATCCGCCGCCGCCGGTACTGGCTGGCCGCCAACTTCTGCCAGCCCTGCTACGAGGCCCTACTGGAAGAGGCCATCGCGGCGGGCTACCTGGAGGCCCCCGGCTTCTTCGATGACCCCATGAAGCGCCTGGCCTACTGCGGGGCTACCTGGGTCGGCGATGCCCTTGGCCAGATCGACCCCCTGAAAGAAGCCAACGCCTGGAAGGTGCTGAAAGACGAGTTCCATGTGCCCGAAAGCGAGGCCGTGGCTGCCCTCACCGGCAACGACTGGGAACGGGGAGCCGAGCGCCGCGCCTACGAGGTCAAGCGACTCGCCGCCCTGCACCTTCCCCTGTCCGCTGCCCAGGGCAACGCCGCCGCCACCCAGCCCGAACCGCCGCCCGTGGACCAGGAGGACCAGCCATGAAGCTCCTCGACATCATGACCAGCCCCTGGGCCATCATGGCCAATCGGTTTGAGCAGATCATCGATATCTACAACGCCCATATCGTGGGGCCCAAGATCGATATAGCCGCCCTGGAGGCCCGCCTGGGCAAGCCCTTGGGCCGCAACCGGCGCGAACTCATCGGCCAAGTCACCGATGGCGTGGCCGTGCTGGACCTGGAAGGCCCCCTGGCCAAGCGCATGAGCAGCGTTTCCGCCGCCTGCGAGGGCACCAGCACCAACCTGATCTTCGATTACTTCACCCAGGCCCTGGAGGATCCCAGCGTCAAGGCCATCGTCCTCAACATCGACAGCCCCGGCGGCACCGTGGACGGCACCATGGACCTGGCGCGGGCCATCTACGCTGCCCGTGGCCGCAAGCCCATCGTGGCCCTGGCGGATGGGTGCATGTGCAGCGCCGCCTACTGGATCGGTGCCGCCTGCGATTCGGTATGGCTGGCCAACGATACGACCGTGGCGGGCAGCATTGGCGTGGTCTGCACCCACGTTGACCGCTCCGAGGCCTACAAGAAGGCCGGTCTGGTGGTCACCGAAATCACGGCGGGCGAGTTCAAGCGGGTGCTGACCGACACCAAGCCGCTGACCAAGGAAGGCAAGGACTTCCTGAAGTCCATGGCTGACGACATCTACACCCTTTTCGTCGAAGACATTTCCACCTTCCGGGGCGTGCCAGTGGGGCAGGTCCTGGATCAGATGGCCGAAGGCCGCGTGTTCATGGGCCAGAAGGCGATCGCGGCAGGACTGGCGGACGGTGTTTCCAGCCTCGATGCCCTGATTTCCTCCCTCTCCCAAGGACAGGCTCCCCAGAAGCCCCGGGCCGGTGCTGCCCGTTCGTCCACAACCCCCACTTCCAAGGAGGTCACCATGACCTATACCCGCGAGGATCTGGACGCCAACGCCCCGGACCTCGTTTCCCAGCTCAAGGCCGAAGGAAAGGCCGAGGCCCAGACGGAATACAGCGCCCAGCTCGACGCCGCCAAGGCCGAGTTCGAACAGAGCGCGGAAGCCACCAAGAAGGTGTTGGAAGAGGCTACCGCCACCCAGGCCCAGGCCATCACCAACGCCGTCACCGCCGAGACCGCCCGCATCAAGGGCATCTTCGAGGCCGCCGATGGCCTGGACCTCAAACCCGAACTCGTGGCCGGTCTCGCCTTCGATGGCAAGACCACCGCCGCCGAGGCCTCCGTGTCCTTCCTCAGGGCCGTCAAGGCCCAGGGCCCCCTCAACCGGATCATCTCCGAAGCCTCCAAGCCCGTGGGCTTCGGCGGCACACCTGGGGGCGATGCCTCCGCTGATTCCGATCTGCGCTCCCGCTGGGAGTCCAGCGCCTCCATCCGCAACCTCTACGGCACCTTCGAAGCCTTTTCCCAGGCTCAGGATGCCGCAGAAGCGGCCTTCAAGGATGGCCGCATTCGAACCAAGAATTGAGGTGATTCATGGCTGCAACGAAAGACCGATTCCTCAAGTTCGAGGTGGGCGACTACAGCCACCTCCCCCTGGCGGCCTCCGCCAAGGTCTACAAGCACACCTACATGGGCCAGGTTTCCGGCACCAACACTTTCCGGCCCCTGGTTGCGGCTGACAAGTTCGCTGGCGTGTCTACGGACAGCGCCGACAACACCGGGGGCGCTGCGGGCGCCGTGGATGTCCCGGTCAAGCGCGAAGGCCGCCTGCTGGAATCCGTGACCGGCGCCACCGCCTCCACCGCCCTTGGCACCAGCGTGTACGCCAGTGCTGACGACACCCTCACCCTCACCGCCAGCGGCAATTCCCTGATGGGCAAGATCGGCGGCTACGACGTGGCCACCAGCAAGTCCGTCGTCGATTTCTGGGCCGCCGGGATTTAAGGAGAAACCACCATGGCATTTACCGACCGCCTTCAGTCCCGGGATGTCATTCCCCTCATCATCAACGCGCTGGACGCTCCCCCCGCGCCCTGGTTCGGTGACCTCACCAACAAGGTCACCTCGGACAAGGATTCCGAGGTCTACACCTGGCTGGGCAGCGCTCCCAAAATGACCCCATGGAAGGGCGGCCGCAAGCCCGCCACCCTGGGCAAGAACGAGTTCCGGATCCCCAACCTCGAATTCGAAGCCTCGCTGGAGATCCCCACCCTTTGGCTCCGCCGCGATCACACCGGCCAGATCCGACTGAAGATCGCCGAGCTGGGCGAATCCGCCGCCGATCACAAGTTCGATCTGATCAGCGCGACCATCGATAGCGCCGGTTCCACCGTGTGCTACGACGGCCAGTATTTCTTCGATACGGACCATCAGGAGGGCGAGAGCCCGGTCCAGTCCAACATCAAGAGCGTCGACATCGGCACCCCCACGGCCCCCACCGCCGCCGAACTGGAATCCTCCATCCTCAGCGGCATCGAGGCCATGTATGGCATCGTGGATGACAAGGGGCGCAAGACCAACGGCAGCGCCAAGCGCTTCGGCGTCATGGTCCCGCTGAACTACATGCGCGCCCTGGGCACCGCCCTCAAGGCGGATGTCCTCATCGAAGGCGGCGCGGCCCGCAGCTCCAACATGCGTGCCGTGGGCAGCCTCATGGGCCTTTCCATCGAGGGCATCGTCAATCCCCGGCTCAGCTGGACCGACAAGTTCGCCATCTTCCGCATGGATGGCGCGGTGAAGCCCTTCGTCTGGCAGGTCGAGCAGGATCCCGTCACCAGCGTGCTGGCCGAGGGGTCTGACGAAGAGGTGAAGAACAAGCGCTGGCTCTTCGCCATCGATGCCTCCTACAACACCGGCCTCAACCAGTGGCGCGGCGCCATGCAGGTGCAGCACACCTGATGCCCTATGCCCCGGGGGGAGGTTCTGCCTCCCCCCTTGGAGGACCCATGAAGTACTACACCGTACTGGCCTTTGCCCAAATCGCCGTGGGAACGCTCGCCCTTACCCCCGCCCAGGCCAGAACCCGAACCCACGCCCTGAAGGCCCTGGGGCATGACCACTACGAGGTCATTGCTCCCGTGGAATTCAAGATCGGGGAGACCTTCGGGTATGACCTGGAACTCCCTCGAACCCTGGCGCTGGCGCTGGAGGAGGAGAAGGAACAATCCCCATCCCTGGAAGACATGACCAAGGCCCAGCTCCAGGCTTTCGCCAAGGAACTGGGGCTTTCCCTGGCCAGCAACCTTTCCAAGGCCTCCCTCCTTGATTCCATCAAGGTCCGTCAGGACGAGCTGCTGGCCCTCCAGACCGCCCGCATCGCCGACCTGGAGGCCAAGGGCGAAGCCCTGACCGACAAGGAAAAGGCCGAGCTGGCCGCTCTGAAAGGAGGTGCCTGATGGCCACCACCCGCGCGAAGTTCAAGGTCAATTCCATTGCCCAGCATGAACACGGTTTTCGGACCGTGATCCTCTTCCCGGTCTGCGATGGGCCGAACGGCTTCTGGAAATATACCCCCCAGGGTCGACTCGAAATGGGCCTATCCAAGGACTGCCAGGCCGAATTCCACCCTGGCCAGGAGTTCTTCGTCGACTTCACCCCCGTGGAGCCCTGACATGTCCGCCCTGGCCGCCGACCTCATTGCCGACTGTCCGGATGCCGTGGTGGTGACCTTCAACGGGGTCACCACCCCCGGCCTCTGGCTCCAGCGGATCCAGACCGAGGATGCTTCGGGTCACCTGAATGTCTTGGCCACCGCCGAGCACCTGGTGATCGAGACCAACAGCCTCCCCGGCCTGGCCCGGAAGTCCACCCTGAGTTTCCAGGAGAACGAGGACTACGGCGGCGCCACCCACACCCGGCGGGTGACCGAGATTCGCCCCAAGGACGATGACCGGATCCTCACCCGCCTATTCCTGGAGCTGGTCTGATGCCCATGGCGGATGATGTCGTTCTGACGGCCTGGCAGCTCCTCAAGGATGCGCCGGGCCGCCCCGCCGCCCTGGCGGTGGATAAGATCCTCCCCCACGAGGACCTGCCCCAGGAGCCCGCCGAACTGCCCGCCGTCGGGATCTACCTTCTCGACGATCAGCAGAACGCCGAAAGCGGATCTGGCACCTCCCAGCGCAGCGCCCTGATCGAAATCCAGATCGATGTGCGCATCGGGGAAGGGGAGAACTACCTGAGCGCCACCCGGGCCTACCGCGCCTGGGTCCTCAGGGCCCTGCTCCCCAATGACCCCATGGACTCCGGCATCAGTGGAGCCGAACACCTTTCCACCAAGCCCGGCGTCATCCCCGGCAACGCCCGCATGGCCGTCGCCTTGGTCCAGATCTCCGTCCCCTTTGAACACGACCCCTTTGAGGAGGCCTAGATGCCTACCGCCATTTCCCACGACCGCACCCTCTGCCTGAACAGCAGCAACGACCCTTCCATCCCCGCCGAGGGCCTGGAGCTGGTGGCCAATAAGGCCATCCCCGTCAGCGCCGCCCAGGCCACCTACCTGAAGACCCTCCAGGGCGTCGACGTCCAGGATGACCCCACCCCCAAGAAAGGAAAGGAGTAGACCATGGCCATTGCAACCTTCAACCGCAAAGCCCTTGAGGCCTCCGCCGGGAAAGCCTACCTGCTGGCCAGCCCCACCACCGTAGTGGGCGTCACCACCGCCGCCATCGTCAAGGAGCTCTTCGGGGCCTTCCTGGCGGATGGCGATATCCGGCTTGCCCTCAAGGCGGGCATCACCCCCTGGGCCGTCCTCGACAAGAACGGCTTCAAGGCCAAGCTCAAGGCCAAGGAAATCAAGGTCGACCCCAACGATGGCCCCGAGGAGATCATCGGTTTCGAGGTCATTGAGGCCGATGGTGAACTCACCATCTACGACACCGACGTGCAGCACATGAAGGACATCCTTTCCGCCAGCGCCGCCCAGGTGCTCGCCCTCGCCGCCAGCGCCACCCAGGCGGGCCGCGAAACCCTTCTGGCCGGTGGTCAGCGGATTCCCACGGACTACATGTTCCTCTACCGCTACCCCAGCCGCCAGGTGCCCGGCGAGTTCCGCCACATCCTCATCCCCCGCTGCCAGATCGTGCTGGATGCCGATGTCGAGTACAGCAAGAGCAAGGCCAAGGATCTCAAGGTCAAGCTCAACGTCCTCCCCTTCGACCTCCTGCCCGACCCCACCACCGGCTTCGGCGTGTGCTGGCTCGAAGACTACGTGACTGCGGCCCATAGCTGAGGTGAGGCATGACGAAGCTATGTGATGCCCAGGTCGAACACCTGATGGCCGTCTTCGCCGACGTGGACCTGAGCCCCCTGGCTCAGGCCCTCTCCGGCGGGAGTTTCCTGGACGTGCTCATGCTGGTCCCCATGCTGGGTCAGGTGCGGGAAAAGCGCCTCCTCCGCCGTCTCTCCGGCATTCTTGCCTCCAGCGCCCAGGAACTCCTGGATGCCGAGGCCGATGATGCCAAGTGGGCGGGGATCGAAGCCAAGGGCGCGGCCCGAGCCTGGGAGGAGACCCGGCAGGAACTGGCGGATTTTTTCGGTGGTCTCGGGATATCCAAGGTCGGTACCCCCGGCTCTTTGGAAATGCTGACGAATCTGATGATGCAGATGAATCCGCCCGTTCCCCCCGAAACGACCCGCGAACCTTCCCTCTCCGGCGACTGATCAGCCAGCAGGCGGGGGGCTGGGACCACGCGGCCCGGCTCCCCGCTGAAACGGCCTTCGCCTGGGCTGATGACCTGCTCCGCACCAAGGCGTGGGACGGCTACCGCTTCGCCCTCAACTTCTACGGCCACATCGTGACCGCCCACGCCATGGGCGGCGGCGAAGTCCCAGACCCACCCGAACCCCCCGAGGATTGACATGGCAGACACCCCCCGGCTCCTGGTTGAAATCTCCGGCGAAGCTGGGGGGTTCTTCAGTGTCCTGGCCAAGGTCCAGGAACGGCTGGAGATGATGCAGAAGCTGGGGGGCACCAGCGCCGATGTCGCCAAGAAGAGCATGAACGCCTTGGAAGTCGGGGCCCAGGCCGCTGCCCGCGCCCTGGAAGATGCCACCAAGGAGCTCACCGAACTCCAGCGCAAAGAGAAGGCCAGCGCGGGCATGGGGGGCTACGGCACCCAGATCCAGGCCGCTGAAGCCAAGATCAAGGCCGCCCAGCAGGCCCTGGACGGCTTCAATGCCAAGATCGCCCAGGCCCAAAGCCGCATTCAGAACGCCGCCACCAGCAACCAGCACTTCGGCAGCACCCTGAAGACCGCCACCGACCAGGGCGCCCAGGGCATGAAGAAGGTCGGCGATCACGCCGAAAGCACGACCAATAGCATCATCAAGGCCGGGGTGGCGCTCCAGGTCGTACGATCCGTGTTCAATGGCCTGCGAGAAGTGGCGGAAGGCGCCCTTCAGCAGAACCTGGCCCTGGAGCGCAGCGCCCGCACCCTGGAGATGGCCACCGGCAACGGCGCCGCAGGCATGGCCTTCGCCCGGAAGACCGCTCACGAGCTGGGCCTTGATCTGGTGACCACGGCGGAGGGCTACGCCAAGATGGCCGCCTCAGCCAAGGGCACCGCCCTGGAAGGGCGACAGACGGAACTGGTCTTCACCGCAGTCTCCCGGGCCGCCGCCGCCATGGGGCTGAACGCCGAGAAGACGGACGGCGTGCTCCTGGCCCTTTCTCAGATGATCTCCAAGGGCAAGGTGAGCGCCGAGGAAATGCGCCGCCAGTTGGGCGAGCATCTTCCCGGTGCGTTCTCCATCGCCGCGCGCGCCATGGGTGTCACCACGGGCGAACTCGACAAAATGATGTCCACCGGCAAGCTGGCCACCGTGGACTTCCTGCCCAAGTTTGCCGTCGAACTCAACAAGACCCTGGGGGATGCCCCCGAGAAAGCCGCCGACAGCCTTCAGGCCAACATCAACCGCATCAAGACCGCCCTTCAAACACTCTCCTTTGAAGCAGGCCAGGGCGGGGCCTCCAGTGCCCTCAGCGCCTCCCTAAAAGAACTGGGCGACACCCTGAACAGCCGAGAAGGCATTGCCTCCGCCCAGGAGTTGGGCGCCACCCTGGGCAATACCCTGGCTGTGATGAAGGATGTGGCCGTGGTGGCCTGGAAGCTGCGAGACCCGATCCTGGCCCTCGCAGCGGCGTACGGGGCCATGCTGGCGCTCCAGATCGGCAAATCGGTGGTGTCCTGGGGCGTGTCCAAGGCGGCACTGGTCACCCAGACCCTGGCAGCGAGAGATGCCACGGTCCAGGAAGCCATCGCCCTGGCGGGCCACAACTACCAGGCCAACCAGAACACCCTGGCCCAGATCGCCAACGCCCAGGCGACCGTGGCCCGCAACAGCGCCGTGCTGGCTGGGGCCGTGGCTGATGGCGTGATCACCGAGGCCGATGCCGTAGCCACTCGCCAGGCCCTGGCCCATGCGGCGGCACGGCTGGAGGAAGCTGCCGCCCTTGCCACGGCGGGCGCGGCTGGCCGGGCCTATGCAGGTTTCGCGGCGGTTCTGGGTGGACCCATGGGCATCGCCCTCGCTGCTGTCGCAGCCCTGACGGCTGGCTGGGTGCTCCTGGGAGGCCAAATCAAGAGCGCCGAGGAGAAGCACCGGGAAGCCCTGCGGGAAATTCAGAGCACGGGTGAGAGCAGCCGGGCCGTGAAGAGCCTTGGCGAAGAATATGGCGAACTCGCCAAGGCCATGGAGAGCGGCAAGCTCAAGGGCAAGGAATTGGAGTCCGCCCAGAACCGCATCAAGGCGATTCAGAACCAGCTCATCCTCCAGGCCCCCGAGCTCAAGAAGGTGCTGGAGAACGAAAAGGCTTCCTGGGATGACATCAAGAAGGCCATCGACGGCGCCACCTCTGCCATGGATGGCAACCTGCAGGTAAAGCGCGAGATGGCCGAGATCCAGGCCAACGATGCCGAAGCCCAGGTGGCCAGTCTGGCCCGCCAGATGGCCGACAGCAAGCGCCTACGGGAGTCGGGTCAGTTGTCCGGCTTTGGCATGAGCGCCGCGCTGACTGCCGAGCGGGACATGAAGACGCTCCTGGACAAGGCCCAGGAACAGGCCAAACAAGCCCGGCAGGCCATGGCGAGCATCGACGCCATTCTCAGCCCCGCCGCTCCCGGTGGTGGGAAGAGCAGCACCACGCCCAAGGCGGGCAAGGACACGACCTATCAGGAACTCCAGAACCGCTTGGAGAAGGAGCGGATCGATCTCCTGAAGGGCCAAACCCTGGAGATGGAGAAGCAGGCAGCCATCGAGAAAGCCAATCTGAAGCTCAAAGAAGACGAGCAGGCCATCGACAAAGCCCTGAAAGCGGGCGATATCGACCGAACCAAGGCCGGTGCTTTGCGGGAACTGGCCCAGAAGAACCACACCGCCGCCCTTCTCAAGATTGACCAGGAATACAAGGAGAAGCGGGAGAAGCTCCAGGAAGATCTCCAAACCTCGCTGACCGGCCAGGAAGAGGGCGGCATGGCCAAGCGGCTCAAGGTCATCGAAGCCAACTTCCAGAAGATCCTGGAGCTCAACAACAAGCTGAAGGAAGACGGCAAGGCCACCTACACCGCCGAAGAGATTGCCTTCGCCAAGTCCCAGGCCATCTGGCGAGCATGGCTGGAGCAGGTCAAGCAGGATCTGACGGCCTTGAAGCAGGAACTCACCAACCTGGCCCAGGAGAAGGGCAGGGCCCTGACTCCCGAGGAAAAGGAATCCGTGTTGGGGCGTTACGAATCCGCCGGGGGCTCCAAGGCCAGCGCTGCCGGGCAGTATCGAACCCAAGACCACCAGGGCGGCACCGGCTTCCAGGGTGCCCAGACGGCCCTGGACAACTACCTGAACCAGTCCAAGAACGATTTCAAGAACTGGGAAGGCTACGTCACCTCAATGCTGAACGGCACTGAGGGCGCCTTCGCCAGCTTCTTTCAGAGCCTATTCCAGCACGGCAGTACCTTCAGCCAGAAGATGAAGGCCCTTTGGAAGGGCCTCTCCAGCACGATCATCAGCGAGTTGAGCAAGTGGGCCGCCAAGGAACTGATGCTCTGGGGCATCCAGAAGGCCATCCACCTTTGGAAGATCATCTCCGGACAAACGGAGATGGCTCAGAGTCAGCAGAAGGTCGTCACCAACACCGCCGAGACCACCAGCAATCTCGGTGTCACCGGCTCCAACATCGGCAAGGCCAGTTCGGGTTTCTTCAGCGCCTACGCCTCCATCCCCTGGGTGGGCTTTGCCTTGGCCGCCGCCTGCATCATCGGCATGTTGGCCATGCTCGGGCCCCTCACGGGCCGCAAGGTGGGCGGCCTGGTGGGCCAGAATGGGCCCGAGGCCACCATGCTGGGTGAAGAGGGCCTGGAGGTTGTGGCCCCCGATCGGGATTTCAAGGATTACGTGGCGGGAGTCTCCGGCATGGGCGCCCGCATGGCCATGAACATCGCCCACCAGGAGCTACGCACCCAGGACTACCAGCGCCAGGCGGCGGGATACGCCAGCTATGCGCGGGAGAACGCGGGCACGGGCGCGGGCCCTGGGTATGTCGACCTGCGGGGAGCGGTGATTGCCGGTGAGTCTGCCGAATCGGGCCGGATCATCAGCAAACTGATTCACAAGCACAGCACCACCTACGACAAGAGGAACGGCTGATGCGCCCCATCACCACCTCCCTCTACGTCAATGACGGAACCCCCGCCCTGGGGGCCTCTAAATCCCTGGAGAACATCCTCACCAATCTGGGGTCGGAATCCTGGGAGCTTGATGAAAATCTCACCAAGTCGCAGCCCGGCGACATCACCCTGACCTTGGCCGACGAGGACGGCGCGGTGTGGGCCTGGATCCAGGATGAAATCACCACACTCCAGGGTGGCGTCAGCCAGCTGTACCCCCCGTGGGTGGTGGTGAGCGTGGCCGGGGAAGAGAAGTGGGTGGGCCTCCTGGATCTGACCAATGTCACCCGGAAATTAGCCAGCCGGGAAGTGGAGATCGCCGCCCAGGACTGGTCCACGATGCTTTCCAACGTGGATTTGTCGGGGATCAAGAGGAGTTATCCGCAAACGGTGCATATGCGCGATGGGGAGGACATCGGCATCGGGTATGTGCCCAAGAGAGCCGCAAATGGTTACGTGGCTGGGTTATGGAAATATAAGGTATTTGGTATTTCAAAAACGGCTGATATCAAGGTGGGCGACAGTGTGACCTCAGATGTTACAGGGGTTGTCCAGTTCAAAGTGGAAGAGGATGTATTAAATGAAAAATATGGGCGGATCCTCAGGCTGACCGGATGGAATTGGGAGAGCCTTGCGTTAGGTATCGTTTCCGCTCACTTTTACCGCGTAGCCTCCGACCTAGATACCTCGCCCTACTACCTGGCCACCTCCGCCGTGACGTCCGGCGAGGCCACCAGCGTCAAACTCGACACCCTGGATGGCCTGGCCCCCGGGGATTCGGTCAGCACCACCAGCGGAACCGATATCCCGGTGGCGGATGTGGACTACGAGCAGGGCGAACTGATCAGCAACGCCACAATCCAGACGGACCTGGCCATCGGAGATCGCCTCTATTTCAGCAGCGAGACCCAGAAACAACTGGTCTTCCAGGATGCGCTGCGCCTGGCGGCCATCGCGGCCTCTCCCTACGGCCTCGATACCTCCCGGTACACCCCCGCCACGCTCCAGCGTCCCCTGCTTGGCTGGCTCACCACCTGGAACCCCACGGGTGAGGATGTCTACCTGCCCACCGACGTGGAGCCCACCCTGACGGGAATCCGCATCATCGGCCAGGGTGGGGCGAAGGCCTGGACCGGCAACCCTGAGGACGGCTTCACCAAAGCCGACGCGGCAGGGCTCCGCTGGGTGGACTGGACCACCCAACTTACCGCAGCTCCCACCAGCCTCATGCCGGATGAGGGGCCCGCCTTGGTGCCCGCTGCCGGAAGCCGGAACCGCAATTACTTCACCTGGTCCTGGAATCGCACCCAGTACCTGGCGGCGGATTGGTCCTACCTCACGACCCCCGCCTACACATCTCGCTCCATCGTGTGGCCCCAGGCGGCCCTGGGCTACGACTACGGCCAGTTGCGGCGCATCCGGATCACCAACCCCGATTCGGGGGAAAGCACCTACGCTGAGCAGCGCTGGTCCGGTTCCGCCTGGGGCACGGCTGTCACGGGGGCGTGGCCGGTGGCGGGCTGGCACCCATGCGCCCTTGCCCCCCTCCCCGGCGTGGCCGCCACCAGCGGCCCCAGCAGCCCTCAGGGCTGCGCCATGGTGGCGCTCTGTGCCAATGGGAGCGCCTTCAGCCTCCAGATGATCTGGGCGGGCAGTCCCCAAGTGGTGTCTGTCTCCTCGCAGATCGCTACAGGCGCTTATCTGAAGCCCACCCCGTGGGGGCTCTACCTGGTGGGGCTCGGGGGCTATGGGCGAATCAGCTACACCAACGGCTCGCTGGCGCTGACTTGGTGCGCTGTGGGGGATGGCAAGACCACTGTGCTGCTGATGAACACCTTCGCCGCCCTGGATGGCGACAGCGTTCACTGCTGTGCCCGATTTGATTACGCCGATCCCGACAACCAGGGCGAGGTCCTCACCGAGACCCGCCTGCTGAACCTGACCACCAACCCCCAGAACGGTGAAGACCCCGTGATCTACTCCGAGAAGGTCATGGCAGGCACGCCCCGGATCTCGGTCCTCTTCCGCGATCCCAGCAGCCCAGCTCGCCTGATCGGTATCCTGGGCGGTCGGCTCTGCCAGGTAGCGGCCCAGCTCCCCCGAACGGTGGAGCGGGTGCAGGTGGATAACCTGTCGGGTGCGGAACTCCTGGAACATTTGGGCCAGCTTCTGAACGCCCTGGTGATTCCTCTGTCCGATGGCACCGTTTCCCTTGTCTCCCGGCACCAGGCCAGCGCCCCGATTGCCTTGACGGTGGACCAGGTTGAGGTGACCCAAAGCCGCATCAGCCAGCACTTCTTTTCAGTTGTGCGGGTGTCGGCTGCGGACGGCGATCTCTACGCGGACGCCAGCGGCCTGGTGAAGGGCGGAAAGGCACTGGAAATCGATTCCCATCCCTGTGTGTGGACCGAGGGCGGCTGCTACGCCATGGCCAGCAGCTACGCCGATTTCCTGGGACGCCCCCGGCGCTACGAGGAGCAGCGTTGGTGCCACGAGGACCCCGATACCGAGGCTCCTTGGGAGGCCCTGGCCCCCTGGGAGCGCATCACCATCAACGGCGGCAGCACCGTCTGGTTCTTTGCGGGCCTGGAGTATGACCGCGTGAAGGGCGAAGCCACCGCCAAGCTGCTGGAGGCCCTATGACCCTGCCTTTCCTGCCGGGGAAACCCTATCTCCAGGTGCTCGATACCGACGGCAGCACCGTCCTGAAGACCGTCTATCTCCCGGCCCCTGACAAGGGCTATGGCGAGCTGGAGTGGATCAAGAAGACCGCAGCCACCTGGGAGCTCATCGACGGGTCCCAGCGGGAGCGGGTGCTGGGCTATCTGCCCTCCCTCACCCTGAAGTGGAAGACCTATCCGGATGTGAAGGGGCGCGGCCTCAATCTCGGCAGTGCGAACGGCAACCTGGCGCGGCTGACGGATCTGGCGGTGCTCCTGGCCACCCCATCCGGACGCTTGCGCGTGTGCCCGGGGCCTGCGAGCCGGGTTCCAAGGGCCGTTTCCAACGTGCAGTGGATGACCGGAGATGGGGTGCTTTCGAGTGGGCAGCTTGTGGATGAGTGCGGGGACCCCTGCCGAAATCCCGTCATCACTGCCCTCACCCGCACGGACTGGCAGGGGACGCAGGTGTTGAGTCCTGCGGCCAGGACGAATCTCAGGCTCTACAGCCAGGATTTTACGATCTCCGCTTGGAGTAAGACCAACCTGACCGTGGCAGCAGATTCTGCGACCGCTCCGGACGGCACGACCACCGCTGACCTACTTGTTACCGCTGCGGTGACGGGGACGATGCGGGTTTATCGGGGGGTCGCATCCATGTTAGGGCAGCGTAGGTGCTCGTCGTGGCATGTAAAAAAGCAGGCCGGGTCCGTGGTTCGGTGGCTCCGAATTTCCGCCGATCAGTCCGGCACCACGGCGTGGTTTGACCTGGACAACGGGATCTTTGGTGAAATCGGGACATACGCAGGGTTCTCGGTCGGGGTGAAGGCGCTGGCGGACGGCTGGTATCGGATCCACATCACATACAACGCCGTGGCTGAGGACTCAGGTGACAATCAGTTCCTCACGGTGGTCGCAGCTGACGGGACCAACACCAGCATCACCGGGGATGGCGTCACTGGATTTTTCGTGTGGGGCGCCCAGGTGGAGGACTCCGCAGTACCAACCTCCTACATTCCCACAGGCATATCAACCGTAACCGTCATCGACTACGCCGTTACCCCTTCTGGCTTCGTTTCTTTAGGGCAAACGCCTTCTGAGGGTGCTGTCCTCCGGTGGTCTGGCACCCAGACCCCCATTGACCGTGCCTTCATCTGCCTGGTGAAGAAATTCCCCAAGTTCAAATTGGCCGGCGCGGGTCTCGGGACAGACGTTCAGATCGAACTGCTGGGCCGCGACATCCTGGCCCAGCCGGTGCTGCCGGAGATTCCCTGATGGCTACCCGTCTCCAATGGTCCCGCATCGGCCTCTCCATCAAGTGTGAGACCGAGAAGCGGGCCATGCCCAAAACCGCCCTGGCCTTCGCCCTGCCGCCCTTCGCCGAGGTCAACACCAGCGGCCCGGGCATCTCCGTTGCCCTGGTGACCGATCCCATCACCACCCTGGTCACCGCCCTTCACATCGAATCCCTGGAGCCCCTGGCGAAGGGATACACCTACACCCTGAATTACGCCACCGGCAGCGTTTGGACGCCCATCGTTTTGGGGCAGATCACCGAACTGGCCTATAACCTGCCGGTGACTGTGGCCGGGGTGACCTATCGCCTGAAACTCACCCGGGCCTGGCGGGATGTGGTGGAGGTCTTCCAGGAAGTGACGGTCAGCATCCCTGCCGATGACCCCCCCGCCAACGTGACCGGCCTGACCAATGCGTACAACGGCAAACTGTCCTACCTGGCCTGGACGGCCTTGGCGGATCCCCGGGGGATCAGCTACGAGATCCGCAAGGGCAGCTCCTGGGACAGCGCCCAGTTCTTGAGCACCGTTCCAGCCTCCACAACCACCTTTGCCACTCAGGGAGACGGCACCTACTGGGTGGCCAGCGTCTTCAGGGGCGTCTACTGCGCCAGCCCCACCAGCATCACGCTCGTGGGAACGGCCATCGTGGCCAATGTGGTGCAGACCTGGGATGAACGTGCGACGAGTTGGGCCGGAACCTTCAGCGGGGGCGCTGCGCTGGATGGCCTGGGAGGCATTTATCTCGCTGGTGGCTCCCTGGATGGCTACTACGAGGTGCCCGCGTCCCATGTGGTTGATCTCGGAACGTCGCAGTTCTGCCAGATATCGTCCTCTCTGGGGGTGGTGCTGGATCCGGGGGTGCCGTTCGACAGCGATGATCTCTTCGACAGCAACACCCTGTTTGACGGCAGCGCGGCAGGGCTGGCCGCCGTCATCGAGGAGATTGCCATCGCTCAGGCGGATGGCGTCTTTGGTGCCTGGCAGCCCTTCGTCCAGGGCAACTTCCTGGGCCGGAGGTTCAAGCTTCGCCTGCATCTCACCAGCCTTCAGACCACCGTCACGCCCCGGGTGCAGCCCTATGCCTGGACCGTGGACATGCCCGACCGCTGGGAGTCGAAGACGGTTTCGGTGCCCGCTGCGGGGCTGGCCATCACCTACGCCACCCCTTTCCACAACATCCCCAAACCCCAGATCACGATCCTGAACATGCAGGCAGGGGATGTGATCGTTCTGAGCAGCATCAGCAGCAGCGGTTTCACCCTGCAAGTCACCAACGGCGGCGTGGGGGTGGCTCGATCCGCTGTCTACCTTTCCCCAGGCTATTGAGGAGTTCCCATGTCCCAGGCTTCCGTAACCATTCCCACGGGCAAAACCCACAATGAGGTCAGGCTCGCCTTGAACGCGGCCCTGGCGGCCCTGGCCTCGTGTTCCTCGGGGAGTACGGCTCCCAATCCCCCAACCGCCCTTTGGCTCGACACCAGCACCACGCCCTCCACCTGGCGGGAATGGGATGGGTCTGCCTATGTTCCTTTCTTGGCAGCAAGCCTGGTGAGGCAACGAGGCACGGCATGCACCACGACAGGGACCGGCAGTGCGTACGTGGCGACACCTAGCCCTGCGTTAAGCGCCAATAGTGCATCGGCCAGGTTTGCTGTGACCTTTCACGCGGCTGGATCAGGCACCCCAACCTTGTCGGTATCCGGTTTGACGCCACTTCCTGTAAAGGCATACAACCCTGCGGGAACCCTGGTGGCCTACTTGCCGGGCTCTGGCCAGATTTGCGATGTGGTGTGCAACGGTTCGGCCTGGATTGTGATGAATCCCCTGCCGCAGCTTGCGACCACGGCCCAGGCGCAGGCGCTCACCGACACGACCCATCTCCTGACTCCGGCCCTCATGGCATCTGCGCTCAACATGAGCGGCAGCGCTCCTGCCTACGCCTGCAGGGCGTGGATGCGCTTCAACGGATCAACCAATACCGTCAGTGGTTCCGGGAATGTTTCCAGTGTGACCGACAACGGAACCGGTGATTTTTCCATGAACTTCTCGATAGCCATGCCCAGCGCCAATTATGCCGCCCTTCCCGCGACAAAGGACCCTGAAACAGATAGCGGTGGTCCCTGCACAAGCATCTACTCACAGACGGTATCGGCGGTGCGGGTGACGGTCGGCCAGGGCAACACCAATGCGTTGTACGACAGCGCAATCATCAACGTCGGCGTTTTTCACTAGGATCTTTCATGTCTAAGATTATTTATACCAACCCAGACGGAAACCTCTGTGTCATCCACCCCATACCTGGCTGCAACCTGACCCTGAGCCAGGTAGCCGCCAAGGATGTTCCTGCGGGCATACCGTACAAAATTGTCGAGGATGATGCCGTCCCCACGGATCGGACGTTCCGGGGAGCGTGGGAGTCCGATATGAGCGACCCCCACGGGGTCGGCGCTGACTTTGGCGTGGGCTCCACCTATGCCGTCATCGGCTGGGATACGGATGGGACCCCCATTCTACGCAGGGAGGCGTGATGAGCATCACGATCAACATCGACAAGGCGCGTGAAATCAGCCATAGCATTCGACGAGCGGCTCGGGCATCGGAGTTCGCCCCTCTCGATGCCATCATTGCCAACCAGATTCCTGGCCAGGACCCAGCGCAAGCTGAAGCGTCCCGGGCTGATATCCGCTCCCGCCATGAGGCCATTCAGATCCAAATCGATTCGGCGCAAACGGCGGATGATCTGAAAGCCCTGGTAGATGGCCTGAAGGCTTAGATCACACCCTTCAGCCGGTGCATCTCGATCCAAAAGTCCAGGGCCGCCCGGATCTCTCCGTGGTGGGTGCGCCCATGCAGGGTGGCCAGGGCTTCCAGGGTGGCATCCGTCGCTTCCGGCACCATGACGGTGCGCTTCACGGTGGGGGCGGGCTCCTCACCGGCTCTGGGTCTTCCTCGATGTTCACGGGCCATAACCCAGTGTCACGAGGCGTTCCTAGGTTAAATATCCGGTAATTAAATAATTGTATCATAATGCAAAGATGGCCGCGATCATCCGGCAGCATTTCCCGATGCGGTGCCGATTCCAGGGGCTGGGGCTGATGGCCTTCGCGTGAACAAGGCCAGACCAGGCCGCAGCCAACTCAGAGGAGTAGGCACCGGCCACCGGTTCCAGTGCCTCCACCAGGGCGAAATGAGCGGGGCCTGTGAAGACCATGCCGAATTGATGCGCGAGTTGGAACATGGCCTTTTGTTCCTCCGCTCGCCACCGGCCCCGCATGCACTCCAGGATGCGGGTTGTGCGGGCCTGCTTGGAGAGGTCCATGGGGATGTTGGTTAGTTCTGCCACCACGCGCCGCATCTCATGCTCGAGTACGGCCCGGAAAATATCCTCCTGTGTCCGCAGACGCCGACTGAACCAGGATCGGCTGATGCCGGTGGTTTCTGCCAGAGACGCCGGTGTGATGGCATCCCAACCCCGGTAGGCCGCCAAGCTCACCGCCATGTCGATCACAGCCGCCAATGTGCGTCGATGCCGTGCCGTGTGTCCAGATTTCGGGGTCCAACCACTCTCCACCCGTTCAGTTTACGGATTGTTCCACACTTAATTGCTTGTTTAATTGGGCATACTGATGCCTTATGGTGTGGAAAAAGATTTATTTTGCCAAACGCTGTTTTTAGTTGATTTACCGTTGTTGGTCGTGGAACATGTGGGGGTTTTGTATGTCGAATCAATTATTGACCTCCGGTTGAGATGCCATCCTCCAGGCTAATCACGACCGGAACACCTGGAGATACGCTATGAGCAAAGCAGGAGCCGAAATATTGGAAATCCAGCGTCAAACGGAACGCCTGAATTTCTTGGTGTGCGCTATGGGTGATTTTTATGAAGTGAAGCAGCCAGAGCTTGCTCAGCTCTTCCGCAACATGGAAAAGGAGTTGGTGTCAGTGATCGACATTTGTCACTCCATGCAAGCCCGCCAACAGGCCTCCAACCTCTCAGGCCTGATGGGGGACATTCAGTCCCTCTTGCATGTTGCCCCTCAGGCCCGAGGGCCCATGCTGCGCATCGCTCAGCGCCTTGAATTCGTTGGCGTTTTGGGGTGACTGTTGGAGAACTGTGGGAGAACCCGAGGTCTGAATGATGGCGTTTTCCCAATACTTACATCGGTTGAAAGAATGGAAAATTGCCCCAGCAGGGCACAAGGCGAACCCCCAACAAGTGTTGACTTTGTTGGGGGTTGCTTCTGGTGGTCCCGGGCAGAATTGAACTGCCGACCTACCGCTTAGGAGGCGGTCGCTCTATCCCCTGAGCTACGGGACCGGAGGGGCTATTTTGCCAGCAGGGCGCAGCTTTGGCTAGCCGAGGCTCGCCATCACAGCCTTGTCTGGTACCGCTTGCTCATCCTGAAGGGTGACTACCCCTGGGCCGCCAGCTCCTGGCTGAGGAGCTTGATGTGCCCCATCTCCTCCTGGATGATCTCGTCCACGCGCTGGCGGCCCAGGGCCTCCGGCACGATGCCCTTCAGGCCCAGGTAGAAGGCGATGGAGTCCTTCTCGGATTGGATGGCCTTCTTGAGGATGGATTTCATGGAGCTGAAGTCCACCACCTCCTCCTCCAGGAAGACCTGGGCGTCGGCCATGGCGCGGAGGTACAGGACCGCCTCGTCGTTCGGGTCGAACACGGTGGGCGCCTTCTCGCT